TTAATTTCTGGAATCATTAATTTTAGCCTGCAACCACTCCTCCAGGTCGCTTTTTAACCAGCGAGAAGCTCTACCCATCTTAATGGGTTTCGGAAATACCCCTTCCTGTATCAACTTATAGAACCATTTATCACTCAGGCCAGTAAGGCGTGTGATAAACTTCATATCGATGAACTCATCTTCCATTAGTGCAGGTTTAGTTTTCATGCTGAGTGTCCCATTGCGAGAAGAGCACCGGAGCAGGCGATAACTAATTGTTCACGCCTTCTCCTCCACATGAATGGGGTGTGACGTAAAAAAAGATCTGGAAGGAGCAGTTGAGCTACCCAACTAAGAATGCATAGATACGGAAAACCTCGTGTAACGCTGTTCTCTGACCGTTACAATTTGACGGATGTCGAAACTTTGTAGAGTGCAATCATGAAAATTATTCAGAGTGGTGAGTTGATCAGTACTCTCCCCCAATTTACCAGAGGCAGAAAAATCACAGGAGGCAACCAGCCATTAATCACTTACTAATCAGTTAGTAATCACTACTTTATCATTAAAAAATCAGCAAAAAACCAGTCAACAGTCACCTTGCAGATGCCAAATCATCATGGTTCATTTATACTTTTGAAAGCATCGGACAGATGTGATATCACACTGGAGGGTACATGCTTAGGTATGACGAAGTGAGAGAGGAGTTCTTTTCCCTTTACGTTCTGAGTCTGTATTACAACGAAGATTACATTAAGCAGGCGAGTAATTTCGACACGCCTGAGGAATTTCAAAAACTCATTAATCATATATTGAACACTAAATTCCTATTCAATAATGAAGCAATACAAAGTGCGCGTACTTACTTGAAAAAACAGTTCCATTACAAAATCATTGACAAAGAGAAGTTCGATTGTTTCAAAGGTTCTGATAGAGGATCGTGGTTTGCCTTAATGTATATATATAACAACAGAATCAGTCCTGAAACCTCCTCGAGCGTGAATATCTTTGCACAAGATAATATTTACAACCCGAACTCAACTCCTGCATCCTTTTTTGAATTTGAAAACATTGATGAAATTAAAAATTTCTCACTTGATGAAGTACAAGCCGAAATGCAGATGGGAATCTCCCCTAGCAATAAAGAAAAAAATAGAGATACACCTGAAAAATACTCGCGTAGATTTTATTTAACATCTGGCGCAGATCCCGACAACTACAGCCCGAATACAACATCCGAACAAGAACGCATTTGTACTTTGATGAGGTTTATTGATTTAGCTCCTGTAAGTTTAAGTCAGAAAATTTCTTATTTTCGTAAGTTGCATGATAAATGGCTAGAGCAATATAATACATTCCTTACTGATTATGACTGGCTAGATAAAAAAGATGAAAAGCAAGCTATCTATTGCTGGGAGTATCTGAGAAATAAAAATATGACCCCCTTTTATTTAAAACCATATAACACTGCAATGAGAATACAGATGATCATTGCATGCATGGATAGTTGGGACACTGGAGTTGAAGAAAAATATTTCTTTATTCAGAAAATGAAGCATGCTTGGCAGCAGGCTGTTTCATCACGTAAAAAAGACAAAAAGTAGATCAAGTTAATAATTTTCAGATATATATCATCCCTTTGAACATACCAGATTAACGGTGAAATCTCACGATTCTGCCGTTTTTGTATTATTTTTCAGAGGAGTAGTAATGAACAATTCTGAAGGATTGAAGCCGTTTCAGCAATCGCTCGCTGGTCTGCCACAGTGGGTGTCTGAACGTATATTGCAGCAGATAAATCAGTTAACCCGCTACGAGCCAGTGATCGGCATTATGGGTAAAACCGGTGTTGGGAAGAGCAGTCTGTGCAATGCCCTGTTTGCCGGAGATATATCACCGGTCAGCGATGTGGCTGCATGTACCCGTGAGCCACTGCGCTTTCGCCTGCAAGTCGGCGACCGCTATATGACGCTGGTGGACCTGCCAGGCGTGGGCGAAAGTGGTGCTCGCGATACCGAGTATGCTGCGATGTACCGCGAACAACTCCCCCGGCTCGACCTGGTTCTGTGGCTGATTAAGGCCGATGACCGGGCGCTGGCGGTGGATGAACATTTTTATCATCAGGTGATTGGAGAGGTATACCGGCATAAGGTGCTGTTTGTTATCAGCCAGTCGGATAAGGCCGAACCCACCAGCGGTGGGGGACCGTTGTCCACGGCGCAGAAGCAGAATATCAGCCGTAAAATCTGTCTGCTGCATGAGCTGTTCCAGCCCGTACATCCGGTGTGTGCCGTGTCGGTCCGTCTTCAGTGGGGACTGCGGGTGATGGCCGAGCGAATGATTAAGTGCCTGCCACGTGAGGCCACCAGCCCGGTGGTGTCGCAACTCCAGTCTTCCTTTCGCACGACGGTAGTCCGGGAACAGGCTCGTAGCGATTTTGGTGAAACCGTCGGGGCCGTACTCGATAGCATCAGTGCCTTTCCCCTGATACCCGCCCCGGTACGGGCTGTCATTCAGGCCGTGCGCACCACCGTGGTCTCTGTGGCCCGCGCCGTCTGGGATTTCTTCTTCTGAGTATTTAATCCATCCCTGTTATTTCCCTGACCCTGTCGCCGATGCGACGGGGATCCCCTTTATTTGTTTTCCCGTTATGAGGAGTCTGCTTATGACCCGTCTGGCTTCGCGCTTTGGCGCTGCAAACATTATTCGTCGTGACCGTCCGTTAACCCGCGAGGAGCTGTTTCGCGTGGTGCCCAGTGTGTTCAGCGAGGACAAACACGAGTCCCGTAGTGAACGCTACACCTATATACCCACCATCTCCTTGCTGGACAGCCTGCAGCGAGAAGGCTTCCAGCCATTCTTTGCCTGTCAGACCCGTGTGCGTGATCCGGAGCGTCGCGAACACACCAAGCATATGCTGCGTCTACGGCGTGAGGGACAGATAACCGGTAAGCAGGTGCCGGAAATAATCCTGCTCAACTCTCACGATGGCAGCAGTTCGTACCAGATGCTGCCGGGACTATTTCGTGCGGTTTGTCAGAACGGGCTCGTCTGCGGTGAGTCGTTTGGCGAGGTGCGGGTGCCACACAAGGGGGACGTGGTGAGTCAGGTGATTGAAGGCGCGTATGAGGTGCTGGGGATTTTTGACCGGGTGGAGGAGAAACGGGATGCCATGCAGTCGTTGCTGTTGCCACCCCCGGCACAGCAGGCACTGGCAAAAGCCGCCCTCACATACCGCTTTGGTGAAGACCACCAGCCGGTGACTGAATCGCAGATCCTCTCCCCTCGCCGCTGGCAGGATGAGAGCAATGACCTGTGGACCACGTACCAGCGTATTCAGGAGAACCTGATTAAGGGCGGGCTCAGTGGCCGTAATGCCAAAGGAGGACGGTCACATACCCGTGCCGTTCGCGGTATCGACGGGGACGTGAAACTTAACCGGGCACTGTGGGTGATGGCGGAAGCGATGCTCACGCAACTGCAGTGACCGTTTAATGTTGCCGCCTTGTTAATATCGGACACCACCTGTCCGCATCGCACCGTGCTGGCGGTCCTCACTCACTGAGTGAATGGCCTGTAACCCCCGCTGCCTCTGGCTTTTGCAGAAATGAAAAATAGTTTCTGTGATGTCCATACCCTGTCCGACCCCCTCTTTAAAGTAATCACATCATTTTCAGTCAGTTAACTTTCACGGAGAACGTCTCATGACACAGGCAGAACGCCGCCATGACCGGCTGGCTGTCAGGCTGTCACTGATAATCAGCCGTCTGGTGGCAGGGGAAACACTGAGTGTGCGTAAGCTGGCCGCTGAGTTTGGTGTGTCGGTGCGCACGCTGCGGCGTGATTTTCGTGAGCGGCTGATGTATCTGGACCTGGAGTATCAGTCCGGATATTGCCGCTTACGTACTGCGGGCAGTGAGACGCAGATGGTGCCCGACGTGCTTATCTTTGCCCACCGCAGCGGGATGGCCGGTCTTTTCCCTGGCTTTGACCGTCGTCTGGTAAACGCACTGCTGATGTGCGATGAGTCTCCCTGCGTAATCGCACCCGCCAGTCCGGCTCCTTCGCCATCAGGCGCATTGTCTTTCTGGCGACTGATTCAGGCCATTACCGGGCGCAGGCGGGTGACGCTGATTGCCGAGGGGCAGCGCTGTGAGCGGCTGGCTCCCTGCCGGTTACTCATCCACCAGCAGGCCTGGTATCTGGTGGCAGAGCACGACGGACATATCGCCGTATTCACCCTGAATGAAATCCATCTGGTTCAGCCCCTGCAGGAGTCTTTTCGCCGCAACGACAGTCTGTGCAGTCTGGTTGAAGACCCGGTGTTTATTCAGGCCTTACCCCATTTTCGCTTTATCCAGCAGTCGCTGCTTGCGTTTGTTCCGGCCGACAGCCCACCGGAATAGTGCAGGTCTATCTCAACTCATCCGCAGGGAGAGCCTATGCCATTTATTGCCATTATCGCCATTGTTGTCATCGTCATCATTCTGAACAAAACCGGGGTGTCCGACAGCCTCACGGCCCTGACCCTTGCCACCGTTGCCGCACTGCTGACGGGCGGAGGGGCAGCCGGTGCGGCCAGTGTCGCACTGACACCGTTCGTCGGCGTGCCGGTGGGTATTTTCGTGGGCATTTATGTCTTTGCCAAAGTGGTTCGTCTGATTTCAGGAAAAAAATAATGAAACGTAAAACACTGCCTCTGCTGGCGCTGGTTGCCACCACTCTGTTTCTCATCGCATGCGATGACAGAAGTGATGACCTGAAGGCCATCAGTAAATTTAAGGACCTCACCCCACCGCGTTTCAGTGATGTGGTCAGCCACCAGGATGATGTCAGCGAAGAATGGTCACAGGTTGACTACTTATCCGGTCCCACCTTGCAGGTTTTACGTACCCGCCAGTCGCCCGATGGCTGCGAGGATGGCAGTTACTACTACCTCGTGGATATGCAGGAAAAAACCGTCCAGCCACTGATGAATGCGCTGTGTATTGCCGATAACATCAAACTGGAATACCAGGAGGTGACGGACCCGTATACCAAAGAAAAATACTTTGAGTACGCCCATGACGGCAAACTGATGGGGCGACTGCTGATACCCTCAAACCCTGAGAACCAGGAATAAAACAACGACAAAGGAGACAAGAATGACAATACTTTCACTAAGTCGGTTTATGCTGGCGGGTGTACTGCTCGCGAGCTTTAATGCCTCTGCTATCCCGGGGTTCTGGCAGCAGGGTTACGGTCAGGGCAATACGGAATACAGCGTGACCGAAGCCAGCGGAAAGACGTTTACCATCAACTGCACAGGGAACCCGGACCAGAATGGTTTCTATCAGCATTCAGTCTTTCTTACCCTTGCCGATGACAAGATGGTCAGTTCGCACGATGACGACACTACTATCACCGTAGTGATGGATCACCAGCAGTACATTATTCCGTCCAGCCTGGGCTGGCGTAACGGCGATAACGCCTGGTTTGACTTCATCAGCAATATCTCTGAGGCCGGGCAGTTCGACGTCTACGTCAATGACCACAAAGCAGGGACCTTCACTGCGGACCGGAAGAACGCTGAGAAAGTTCTGTCCACTCTCGGAGACTGCAGCAACGACTGATAGTAGTATCTTCCCCAGCAAATCCACCCCGACAGCTAGCAGGCTGCCGGGGTTTTCTTTTATCAGGAGCCCGAAAATGACCCAATCCGTGTTGCTGCCACCGGGGCCTTTCACCCGGAGACAAGCGCAAGCGGTCACTACCACGTACAGCAATATCACACTCGAAGACGACCAGGGCAGTCACTTCCGTCTGGTGGTTCGTGATACTGAAGGCCGGATGGTCTGGCGGGCATGGAACTTTGAGCCGGATGCCGGTGAAGGTCTTAACCGCTATATCCGCACCTCAGGCATCCGTACAGACACGGCCACCCGCTGATCGCGAAGCATTTACCCGCATTCACCTCCCCGAACACACTTTATATCCCCATACGCCAGCCATCGCCGCTGGCGTTTTTATTGACGGAGACATACCCATGACAACACAGACGCAGCACGACCTCGCACCCGCTAACCAACCCGAATTTGAACTGACCGTCACGCCGGTCCCCGATGAACAGCGTATCGATTTCTGGCCACAGTACTTTGGCGCTATCCCGCAGTGGCTACTCCTGGAGCCGCATATCTTCGCCTGGATGGACCGCTTCTGTGAGGGCTACAGCGGTGGTATCTGGTCGTTCTACACCCTCAGCAATGGCGGCGCATTTATGTCCCCCGAGCCTGACAACGATGAGACATGGCGTCTGTTTAACTGCCTGAACGGTAACGATGCCCAAATGAGTGCAGAAGCAGCAGGTATTGCTGTCTGCCTGATTGCGTATAGCCACCATGCCTGCCGTACAGAATGTGACGCGATGACCGCACACTATTACCGCCTGCGGGAGTATGCCATGCAACATCCAGAGGCTCACGCCATTCTGCGTATTATCGACTGACCGAAGGAGCAACAGATGAAACAGCTTTCCTTTTTACCCGGCGAGATGACGCCACAGGACCGGCGTCTCATTCAGCGAGCGCTCAGGGCTCTGGACCGCCACCTGCATGAGCCCGGCGTAGCCTTCACCTCTACCCACGCCGTACGTGAATGGCTGCGACTGCATATGGCCGCGCTTGAGCGGGAAGAGTTCCGGGTGTTGTATCTGGACAACCAGAATCAGTTGATTGCCCATGAAACGCTCTTCACCGGCACGATTAACCGCACCGAGGTGCATCCCCGGGAGGTGGTCAAACGTGCTCTGCACTTCAACGCGGCGGCGGTGATACTCGCGCATAACCATCCTTCCGGCGAGACGACACCTAGCCAGGCCGACAAAACCCTCACGCAGCGACTGGTTCAGGTGCTTCAGCTGGTGGATATCCGTGTCCCTGACCATCTGATTGTCGGTGGCAGGCAAATCTATTCGTTCGCAGAACACGGTCTGTTGTGAGGTATGACATGAAAATTATCAGTAAACGCCGGGCAATGACGATATACCGCCAGCATCCTGAGTCCCGGATCTTTCGCTACTGCACCGGCAAATACCAGTGGCACGGTAGCGTCTGTCATTACACCGGCAGGGACGTTCCGGATATCGCCGGAGTCCTCGCGGTATACGCCGAACGCCGCCAGGACCGCAATGGGCCCTATACCTGCCTGATGAGCATCACCCTGAACTGGCAATAGTGGAGAACTGTAATGAGCAACCCTACCAGGGGCCTGCAGCGGGCTATCACGCCGCGCCTGGGAGCCCGTCTGGTGCAGGAGGGTAACCGACTGCACTATCTGGCTGACAGGGCCAGCATCACCGGCAGGTTCAGTGACACCGAATGCCGGAAGCTGGATGAAACATGCCCGCACTTTATCCGCCATATGGAGTCGATGCTAACCACCGGTGAACTCAGTCCCCAACACGCCCACTGCGTCACCCTGTACCACAACGGTTTCACCTGCGAAGCCGATACTCTTGGCAGTTGCGGCTACGTATACATCGCCATTTACCCCACTCAGAGTTAATTACCTTCACGAGAGTAAACATGAAAACTTTACCTGCAACAACTCAGCGGGCGGCGAAGCCCTGCCTGTCACCCGTGGCTGTCTGGCAAATGTTACTGACACGTCTGCTGGAACAGCACTATGGTCTGACAATAAACGACACGCCATTCTGCAATGAGGCTGTGATTAAGGAACACATCGATGCCGGTATCACCCTAGCCGATGCCGTGAATTTTCTGGTGGAAAAATACGAACTGGTGCGTATCGACAGGAAGGGATTTAACTGGCAGGAACAATCCCCTTATCTCCGGGCTGTAGACATTCTGCGAGCACGGCAGGCAACTGGCTTGTTGCGGCAAAGCCGTAACAACGTAGTACGATGAACATTGCGTACAACCTTCCCGATTTACATTTCTGAACTTCCTCCCTTGTTTACCTATTGCGTAATGCGCCTGCTACTACCCGGCAGGCGCGTTATCTTTTTACGGACAAACAATCATGCAACCAGAAGTTGAAGTATTAACCGATCATAATGAGCTAATTTGTTCGAGCTTTATTGAACACATTGCCAACACATTAAATTTAGGAGTAGTGTACAACTAAACCTGCAGCCAAGGATGTATAGTGAGCGAAGCCCTATCAGGCCTTTTTGGTCAGTAGATAAGATTGATCTTCGTTGATAGAATTTACTTACACCAGCTGTTACATTAAGATAATTTTTTGGTGGGAGAATGATAAGATCTTACGTAACAATTTGATTTTAATGGTGCCGATAATAGGAGTCGAACCTACGACCTTCGCATTACGAATTAGTAGAACCACATTTAACTAACTGTTTTATATAGCCATTACCGCATTCACACGCCTCAAGTTAATGGCACATGCATTAAGATGAAGTATCGTAACAATCCTCGTGCGACACAAAACTGGCACACATCCCATCCCATCCCATCCCATCAGGAGCACACAAAACCATGCTAACGTTTTGTGCATCCCGCTTTTGTCCCTCTAACCAAAATTCTATTGTCTGATAAATTTATGTGGCACGCCGTGGCGCGTGCCGTTGGTAATGTTAAAAATCAGGGGGCCGAGCTAATACAACCAATATGACTGCGCGCGCCATTCCATCAAAGGTTGGTTTAGGAGATGGCAGCTATGTGGGTCGATTGATTGCCTTACCAAAGGTGTTTAAATCGTCAGGGACATACACGCCAACCAAAGGAACAAAGTACGCAATTGCAGAGGTTCAAGGGGCTGGTGGTGGAGGCGGTAATGCTACCGGAGGGACAACAACATCAGCATTTGGTATATCAGGAGGGGCTGGAGCATACGCTCTATCGTTTTTCGCCATTACATCAGGCACAGCATCCATCGTTGTTGGGGCTGGAGGTGTTCCATCAGGTAATGGGGGAACATCATCATTTAGTGGCTTTAACAATACGATCATTGCTGCAGGTGGGAATGGTGGTACCAGCAACCTTGGTAGCGGATCTGCATCATCAAGTGTTCATGCCCGTGGCGCTGATGGTGGAAATTCCTCAGGGGGAACCCTTGTTAATGCAAAAGGCGCGGCAGGCACACCATCATTTATTTTGTCTGGTACGCCATCGGGTGGCACCGGTGGGGACTCCCACTTCTCCGGAGGCGCTTTGGGCGCAGGTGCTCAAGGTGGCGCAGGTCAGAATGCTATATTGGGTGCTGGCGGTTCCGGTGCAACCGTTTTTATGGCGAATGCCACCTACAACGGCGGCTATGGCGGCGATGGCATTGTTATTATCTGGGAGTATGCATAATGCCTAAATATGCTTTGGTTAAGAAAGGATTTGTGGAGAATGTGGTTAAGTGGGATGGGAAAGGCGAACTGTTCTCTGATTTTGTTTGTGTAAATGTTGATTCCATAACTACAGGTATAGGATGGTCGTATGATGGGAAAATTTTTACCCCACCTCCCGAACCTGATAAGACGCACGAACAATTGGTAGTAGAAGCCATCCAACATAGAAATGCACTCTTAGCACAAGCTGATGACGTTACTGCTTACTGGAGAGCAGAACTCGCTCTTGGCATTATCACAGATGTGGACAAAACCAGTTTGATACTCTGGTTGACCTATATTAAAGAATTACAAGCTGTTGATACCAGCACTGCACCAGAGGTTAAATGGCCTACGCCTCCTACTGAACGAGACAACTAACTCCCGGTAGATGTTTATTTGAAGTAGAACTCGCTAAGATTGTAATTCTTTTGCATATGTTGAAACGCCGCAGCGATACCGTTTATCTCACAGAAATAGGCGCATTTATCGCGCGGCGCATCAGCGGGGTTGAGAAATCGTGAATTCGTCAGCAACCAGATAAACCACCCGGTCACTATTTATTGCATTAAAAAAACTAGCATATTGCTCATCATCTATCACCTGAACATCTGAGGGTAAATCGTTGACTACTGCGTTTTCCTCGTAATTATCATCGTAGAATGATTGGGTACTAACTGAAAATCTCATGTGATGCCCTCGTTTAATAACCAATTACAAGATATGAGCCAGTCATCGATGCGTTTGGTGTACGGCACTGAAAACCAAAACTCCCGGAAGTTTTTGTGCTAAACAGACTCCATGCCATCTCTTGCTGCCCGACACCACTAACATCAGATGAACCGCCTGTTATCACCTGAAAAACCACATTTGGGAACGCTACTGGCCAGGTAACGGTGATATTTGAGACTTCATATATCCCGTTAGAGCCGGAGCTAGATGTAGTTCCGGAAAATCCCCCCCATTGGATGTATAAGGCTCGCCTTGCTCCATTGATAATCATAGGAATCGTTATGTAACCAGAAGCGGTTAATGAACCACCGCTAACACCGGCAATAGACAATTCCCATAAACCAAGGTATGTGAGAATGTCGGCAATCGTACTTTTACCGATAATGTCACGCCCGACTGAAGTAAGATCCGTCTGCGCTGCAGTGTCTGTCCCGGTGAAATACGGAAGTTTATTTGCCCCTGTAGTGAGGCCGGCAAGTGCCGTCAGTGTGGCATCAAGCCCCTGAAAGTCCTTACCGAGCGCGGTGGTCATTTTGGCAATGAACCCGCTCACATCACCATCATCCAACACATCCAGCCCGCTTTTGTTGGCGGTGTACTGCGCCAGCGCTGCCGCAATAAAACTGGCCTGCCGAATAGCTTTGTTCACCTGTGCGCTGGATGCTTTGCCTGCTGTGAATCCAGAAAGTAGCGCAGGCAGAGCTTCCCAGTCAGCTTGGGACATTACGTTTGCGCCAGCCCCGGTAGCAAACGCTTTAAAATCATTAGTTCCAGCCATTAAAGTAATCTCCCCCATGCGCCGTCATCAAAACCGGCGATGTATTCGTTATCCATGTCAAATCCAAAGAATTTTGTTCCTTCGGACGGTGTTTCGACCGAGGGTGTTTCAACGCCGCCAGCCCATACACCAGCAGCTTTAACGGTGAGATAACCCTGTTTGATAGCGGCTATCAGTTCGAGTGACACATCAGAAATATCAGTCTCGGGAAAAACCCAGACCGATATCGTCATGTCCTGGTTGTCGACAATTTGCATCCTCAGGCCTGAGCCTGCAGTCGCAGCGTCAAGGATGGGAGGCAGAGAGTCGTTCCGACCGTCCCAGTTGTTGATAGCGATTTTCGCTTTCAGAATGATGCGGTACGTCTCATCGCTTAGCGTCGTATAGCCAGAATCAGGATCATATGGCCCTTGCCAGATGCCCTGGTCATACCCAAGCCCGTCAGTGTCCCAGCTGAAATAAACTCCGCTAATTGGCTGGCTGACTATGCGACTGCGTCCGATCCACAGACCGAGGATGTCGAGCTGTACACCGACAGCAGTATCGATATCGAAGGCTGTTATAAGCCCTGACATAGTGCTGGACACATCAATCAGCGGGCGGGTGCTCAGATCTATATGGTCAAAAAAGAGTGGCTTGGTAGCGTGGTAGTTAGTGATCAGTTCGGTGTATTTGCTCATGAGGTCACCGTGATACTGATATTCGCGGTGCTACAGGACGCTGAAGCATCATAGGCAATATCAATGTTTGATGCCGATACGCTGCCAGACGACTTACCGATCAGCAGGTCGGTAATATCGTAATAGCGGGCATTCCCGCCGCTCACAACGCCGAGGTTTGCCGGGGAATAAATACGGCTCAGCAGAACGTCGTCGCCAATTGCCAGGCCATTTATATAATCGGCAACAGCCTGTTTTATCTGCTCGCCGATTTGAGATGTATACCCGGTAAAAACTTTCAGGGTAATGGCTACAAAAATTGGCACATCGGTAGAACGCGAAAAACTGATGACGTGAGGATTACCGTAAGTATCCGGCACGGTGACAGAAGTTGTACCGTAAGTTGCGGTTCCCTGCCCTTTATTCCCCCTGATGGTCTGGGCTATTTCAGTAACATCCCCTCCCTCAACGATGGCGGAAATTGAATGCGGTGGCAACCCGTTGCTGTCGCTTGCTCCAGTATCATTTTCGTAGAGCTTGTGACGTGTCACGCCCGCAACGTTGGCGATCGCACCGTCGACGCCTTCAAACGGTGTGATCGATGATAGCGCTACGCTTTGCCCCTGCCGAATGCGCAGCTCTGCGTCGGTTTCTGCTGGTGAACCGACAGTAGCCGCAGCCGGGTTGGTTACCGACACCCAGCCGCGAGTCGGTGTGTTAATGGTGGTGATAGTCCCGGCCATCGCCGCAACCGAACCGCTATTCGCACATGTGGCCGTCACCAGCACAGTACCATCAACGCCGATCGCTACACTTGCGGGAAAATTCCAGATAATGCCGTTTTTATCCCGTGCGGAGCCATTCGTGATAGTCGTGCCTGCCGTACCGGTTAACAGAAGGTCAGCAGTAGAGTTTGTCGCTACTTTTCGCGTGATCCCGTTAATTTTCACATTGCTGCTAAGCGCTGCGGCCTGCGCTGTCGTCGGTGAAAAAGAGTTGTAGATCCCGATAGCGGTGTTGTTAGCGTCATGCACGGCAAGAGCCACCAGCGCGACCATCTGCCCGTCTTTGCTGTCTGGTTCGAGGTAGGCATCACTACCGTAAATCTGCCTGAAATAGCTGGTCAGTGTATCTAGGATTGTCTGGTAATCAGGCGCACTAATCCCCTGGGCGGTTACCGTTGCCGATAGCCCCAGCGTGTCGAGGTTCAAAGCCATTTATGCCTCGCTTGTTACAGTCGTCTGGCCGTAGATTGTGTCAATGGAGGAAGTGAAGGTGACGCGACGGCTGGTGCCGTCATAATTGGTATCGAAGGAAAGAATCGACAGAACGCCCGGTGTATCCTGTATGCGTTCGCGTATAGCCAGGATGTAGACATCTGATCGCTGCTTCCCAAGCACTGACTGAACATACGGCGTGCCTTCCGTCAGATCGAGAAACCACTGACCGCGCCACAGCTCGAAACGGGTTTTTACGGCCTGGGCGACACATTCCGGACTGTCGATAAGGAAAGTATCGTCACCCTGGCCGAAAGTGTAATCGCCTTCAGTATCTTCGCGACGGTATCGCATTATTGCGGCCCTCCGGTAGTTCCCCCGCCAGTCTGTACTCCGCCATGTTTATGCGTGGCGACACTGATACCAGAAGCTGTTACGTCATTCGTTACCGTCACCGGCCCAAGCATCGTCGCAGTACCGCCGCTTTCGCCCATTCCCTGAGACAAGTTGCCATTAATCGTTACGTTGCCGTTCAGCGTGATAGTCGGGGATGTGATTGTCGTTCCACCTTCAGCCGTAGCTGTAAGCTGGCCCGGTGTTTTAATGGTGATGTTATGTCCTGCGGCGACTTCTACAAACGCCGCACCATCATCGGTTCGCAGCTGCGCGGCGCTGGTACTGATACCGCTGATTTTCTGTGCTTGCGACTGCGGGCCAACGATGGCGAACGCATCAGACAAGTCATGCTGGCGCGGGTCGACGGTCTCCTGAACGCCGCCGCTCTGCCACCAAAAATCAATGCAACGGTCGGCAAAGATCAGCAAGCACTCATCGCCTTCTTTTACCGGAAAGGTCAGCGTGCAACCACCGCCGCGCGGGAAGATAACCGGCACATCCACCAGCGGTTTTAATTCGGTGGAGCCATCGCCAACAATACCGCGAAGCGCTACCTCTACTGTGCAGGTAACAGTGTCAGGATCGAACGACTGAATGATGCCAGGCATCGCTACGCGCATCTGGGTAGACACCGAATCGGCAATGGCCTGCGCGGTCTGCTGCTCACCGCCGATCTGTGATTGAGTTGGAATTGGCATAAAAACCCCATAAAAAAACCCGCTCGGTGGCGGGTTAGGATTCAATAAAATTTTTGAATAATATTTTATAACAACCCCATTTTTCTGGCTGCGTCAATGTTGTAAACATCACCATTACCACTACAAGGGGCGGCTACTGTAACCATTTCCACATACCCTTTATTACCTTTCTGCTGGCATAAACTCGCGTGCATTTTCGCAAGCCTTGCTGCATGCTCAAAGTCTATAAAACTATCAAACGAAGCTTCGCTTAAAGCTGTATATTTTGTTTTGTCAGGAATGTTATGCGATTTTAACACACTGGAAAAATCATTCAAAGCTTTCGACAAGCTAGATATACAAAGGTTTTTATAATTTGCATTATCATATGCCGAAGCTCTTTTACATTCGTCAGCATAACCAGCAATGGCTATTTGGATGCGTCTCATCGTTAAATGATAGCCACCAACATTTACATAAACATTATCCATATTCTGAGAATTTGGATAGCGAGTAACAAAACCTAAATTGTTAATAGCTCGACTCAGTTCGTTTTCGGTTGAATTTGCAGAATTAACATTTAACTTATCAACCTCTACTTCAGGGTGTGAAGCCTCAAATTTTTCAGCATCTTCTTTTTGTTTTTTCACTCTGTTTTTTTGATTTTCATCAACTTGCTTTTCATATTCAACTTTTTCTCTCTCTTTTTGTGCCAGCCAGTCCCTTTGTGCGTTAACACCATTAGGGTCCCAACTGCATGAAGTCAAAAACACTGAGAAAAATATGGGAGTTATTGCAAGCATATTCATCAGAAATTCATCCTGCGGTTTTGTTAATGGACGCTCCTGATTGCAAATCACGCGCCCCTCTCGCAAAGCACATTAAATCCATGTACCACGCCTGACCTCTGGTGTCGCCAGTATAGTCGATAGCTTTGACGATATAAACGCCATCTGTCGCAATGCTTGCTGGTTGACTGACAGTGCCGTTAACGACGAGATTACCATTCATGTCGCTCTCTTGCAGCTTTGGTGAGGGTATGATATTTCCATTCTCGTCGTATTTGACCGCACGAAGATCTTCATTGTTTAACTGCGTTCGGTACACCGAAGCCTGATCGAGCTGGATAAGGCCATTGATGCGAATGTTGGGGTTTATCAGGCACCGCACGTTTACGCCGCCGCCCATAGTCTGTTGCGGCATACCGATCAGGCCAGTATCAGCATTCAACACAATGGCTTCGTGAATATATTTATCTTCAGGCACCATCTGGACCTGACCATCCACCAGTTGCCATGTCGCTTTGCACTGCGCAGCAATATTATCCATCACGTTACGGGTGGATGAATAAATCGCACGGCCACGAGGAAACACGGTATCAGGAAAGTCACCGGTAATGCCCTGTGTCACGCCGAACGCGTTGAAATCCTGCATAGTCGCCCGGTGCAGGTCCGCAACGGTATAACCAGCGGCAAGCGTGGTGATGGTAGTCGCGTAGAGGAACGCTTCGTGGTTACTGATGGCCTGAATCAGCACCCAGGAATCGGTGATGTTGTCCTTCCCGGTGACGGTGAAGCGAATATCACCGTCAAATATCAGGCCGTAGTTCTGACCGTTCACCTGCCCTACCTGGTCTGGTGAAATCTCCCGGGCGACACCAACCTGGCTCGCATCAACATCCGGCGCAATACCGTCATACCCGGCAATGATGCGAATTTTTGCAAACTCCTGCCCCAGTATCTTGTTCGTGGTATCGGTCGAAAGGTTGTAAATTTTCACGTTTGCCACGCGCGGCCAGCGTGTATCTGCCCACTCGATCTGGAACGTGACCTTAAAATCTGACAGAGAAACGCCCTGCCCGTTCTGGTCCAAAAGCTGCAACTCAAAATGGCGCATCCAGTTAAGAGACATTTCTACTCCTGTACGAAAATGAGGTGGCTGTATGTGCCGAGGTTGGTTTTGGTGGGCTCGTCCGGTGCGTCTACATCGCAGCCAACGAGCAGCGCCCCGTTAATACCTAGTTGAGGATATTGCTCAAGAAGATTTACACCGGTTACCAGCGGCACACCAGAAAGAAGCGGTTCGCCACTGCTATCTTGTACATCAAGTATCCAGCCAGCAGAATCACGCCAAATGACTCTCAGCGTGTATGTTGTCTCTGCTAACTGAATGCGAAATAGCTGGTTATCCGGCGATAAAGGGATTTCAGTTACATTCATTGGATACCTATAGAGTTGCCAAGACTGGTTCCTTTTAGCCCATCAAACCACCCCGTTGACTTAATTACCGATTCATTTACTGGAGTGGTGGATTTAGTCCCTGAATTCTGCACCGCAGATGTACTAACCCCGTCCTGCATATCGGATTTATCAGCAACGCTAACGCTCTTCGTCTGCGACATGATCACTTCACGCAGGGTAAGCGTGCAGTTCAACACGTTCTCGCTGGTTTTGTCCGTTGTCACCTCGATGGCGCGCACCAGCATATTGCTGTACACACGTTTTCCGGTCACCACATCGAACGGCACGCGCTCAAGCTGCATATCCAGCAGCTTTTGGTATGTCTCCTTTGGGCTAAGCCCAGCGCTAAGACCGATTGAAGATGTATCAATGAAGTCCAGCAACGAACCGCCACCAGCGAAGCCGCATTCCATTGTGACTTCGCTGGGACGCTTATACGCATGATCGGCAATGAAACCCGAAGCACTATTCGTTGTCGGCTTCTCCACCGGGTGCTCAGTAATTTCGAGCGCATCAGAATGCTTTTCGGAAACAACCACGCTGGGGATTAATATGCCAATTCGCCGGGATTGCTGGCGAAAAATCGCTGATAAAATATCCATTATCTCGGTCCTGCGGGGAGTTGCTGGGTTAACTGTGAATTCACGCCCTTTTGACGGTCAACAGTCAAACGGGCAGCTTCGCGAGGATCGGAAACGCCGTGGATGTTAATGTTCGTTTCCTGCTGAATCACCGGGGCGCTGGTGGGCATATTGCTCATTACTTTCGGAATGTAGTTGCGCGTTTCCTGCGGCATTAGCCCCATTCCATAGCGCTTAACATTCCCGATCCCCCAGTTATATGATGCCAGTGCTTTGCTAAGGTCTCCGCCGTTCTGCCGCAATAGCTGGCTAAGGTACTTAGCGGCTGCCTGAGCTGACTTTTCCGGGTCGAACACATCGTTACCACGCAGGCCCATGTCTCGCGCCGTGCCATCCATGAACTGGAACAGCCCCTTTGCACCCGCGCCGGACATGGCGAACTGGTTACCACCTGACTCGGTTATCGCCACACTTTTCAATAGACCAGCTGGAAGTTGATAAAGCGACTCAAGTTTATTGAACATTGGCCCCATCCAGTCGAGCAATACTTTGCCCTGGGCTGTGGCCTGTGGACGTTTGACTGATTGCGCAAACTGGGAGGGGTCACCCGATATATTTGGAGAGATTTCAGCAGCTCCAGCCGGGGAGAAAAATAAATTACCGATTTTGGCAATCCCGTCTGAGATTTTTTCAAGATAACCATTAGCAGCCTGCTGACGGTTTTTTATTTCATCTCTTTCATGCGGGGCAATTTCATTACTACGAACATGCTGTTCCGCCCCGGGAATGTCAGGCTGAACATTATCGCCATAAACGACGCCATTGCTTTGCGCCTGACGAATAATCTTACCTGGGCCACCATGCAGCCAATCCATCCATGCGGGCCATTCTCTTACCTCGCTAACATCTTTTCGCCCAAGGTCGGTTTTGATGCCAACCGTAGCAAGAGCATCACCAATGTTCCTTTTGGTATAGTCCAAAGATGATTTAGCACTGGCTTTTATGTTTTCACGATCTGAAACCAGGTAACCAGCATACGCTCCCCATAATTTAAGCCATGGAGGTATCGGAAGACCGGATATTTTTGCGAATGCTCCCAATACTTTTGTTACCCATACCCCAGCGATGAAAGTAGCCAAAATTTCCAGCGAGTTCTGCCATCCACCAACAGAATCTTTCAGCCCCAGAAGCTTATCGCGCAGCCAGAGAATTGCCTTTTTCGCCTTTTCTATTGCAGGCTCCCACTTGGACCAGTCAATCAGGCTTTTACCGCCTTCTTTCCACGTCTGATAATCGTCATAGAGTAATCCGATCGCCAGAATCAGCGTGGTGATAATTCCAATCGGGGATTTCAGGAACGCAGAATTAAGCAGACGCCATGCGACAAGTAGAGCACCGAATATTTTCAGCAGATTTTTACTGCCATCGTCAAGACGCTTCCACCAGTCAATGACAGAGCCAGCGCCCTGTATGAGCCGCCACGCCATTCGCGTGAAGGCGTTCGCAAGCCAGATCACGCCTTTAATAACTCTGGTCAGCGTCTCTTCAATCTTCGGGAAGTTGTCGAGGATGCGCCGCCGCAGGCTGTCCAGCGAACCAGCAAGACCACCAGCGAGGTTTGAGCCGATCTTGTCCCGCATAATGCCGAACAGCGACGTAAGCCCGCGCATGGACGTCATGAATTTATTGGACTGCACAGCCGCCTTATCAGCGTTGAACCCAGTCTTTTGCAGCATAGACTGGTAATCGGCGGTAAAGCCATTCATGCCGCGCCGCATCGCCATCAGCGTGTTTTCATCGATGCCAAGCATCTGCGCGTATTGCTTCGCGCGGTAATACGGCATGTTGTTGAGCTTTTGCCCAACGCCAGTAAAGATGGCCGCAGTATCACGCATCTTTCCGCTGGCATCTCGGGTCTGGACACCAAGACGGTTCAGGAAGCCTTCCGCCCCCGGATTGCTACGCATGAAACCGGCCAGCCCTTCGAGGGAGGACATGGCCGACTCGGCGCTGGCACCGGTTTGCGACGCGGCATAGCCCAGCGCTTTGATGCCCTGGACGCTGGCCCCCGTCCGTTGGGATGCCCAGTAAATTTTATCCAGACCATTCGCGATCTGGGTGGTAAATCCGACAATGCTCAGCGCTGCGCCTTCCACCACCGCGCCGACCTTCAGAACGTTTGCGGTAACGCCTTTCAGCACGGCTTCAAACTTATTAGCGCCAGCCTGATCGATATCGAATCCCAGCGAAACAAGGAAGTCTTTAATCGTATCTGCGTTACCGCTCATTGGCCGCTCTCCATTTATCTACCCGGGCGTCGTTATCCTCGCGCATGTCGAGGTAGTCATTGAGAAGCGCGATACGGCAGAGGTCTACCGCACCGCTGTTAAGGTCTTTCTGGTCAATATGGAAGGCAAGCGCCGGACGAAGAATAAAGTCTTCACCGCCCGGCAGGCTGTTGAAGGTTATTCCGCTGGCGGGGTGGGCGTCTCGCTGGTAGGGAGTCCTTGCAAAAAATTTCCCAGCGAGTCGGCGACCACCCGCACCACCAGTTGCAGCATGGTAAGCAGGTCGATATCGTCAAACGCCATTTCGCCATGCTGGCAGACCGGCACCCAGCCTTTCATGTGCTCGCGTGAAACAACGGAAAGACAGGGGAACAGGATAGCGTCCACGTCGCCATCACTCAGATCGGACACAGCATTGGCAATCTTTGGCAGGATGGTAGCCATCGCGCCTTCGGTGTCTTTGCTGCTGATCTTCTCCTGAACGCTCCGGAAGTCCGAAACCATCCCGGCCAGAACCGGCAACAGCTTGCGGGACACCTTCAGCTGTTCGAAAACGCTGAGCTTTGCGGTGCGATATTTCACGCCTTTAATTTCGAATTCCATGCGTTAAAACTCCCCGAGCAGCTGGTCAATCTTGCCGCAATCGAATACCCAGGCTACGGTTCCGCCCTCTTTGGCGTTATTGAAATCAGGCTGTTTCTGGAATGCACACGAACGCGCAGTAGAAATATCACCCGATGCCGTGTTGCGAATGACGATCACGTTATTTCCCCAGGTGGCAGAGGACTGGCTTTGCGCGTTATACGCCAGAGACAGCTTCTTGTTCACCGGGGAGGTTTTCAGCAGCGTCACCGTAATGGTGCCTGACTTATCGGCGTGCAGGCTGTGCATCACTTCGCCATCGGCACCGATGGTCATGGTGTTCTTGTTGCCGCCCATGGTCTGGGTGATACCTTCCTCAGAGTTCGCAGAACCCTGACCAAGATCGATAACTCCGGTCGGCCCGGTGAGCGACGCGGTTACATCGAGAAAAGAATAAGTTGCCATTTATCGCTCCTTAGCGAACCACGTTGATCTGCACATCGGCGTAATGAACTGCGCCAGCCAGCTTACAGGCCACCTGGATTAACGGCGCTTTGCGTGCTTCTCGGTCAGCCTGTGCTTGCTCGGAAAGAGGTTGCGCATACACGTAATAACCTTTTGTCAGCGTATCGCCGGAATTCAGTTGCCCGATAGGGCCACCATTCCACACGCCAGCCGCTACCAGACCGTTCGTGACGGACTGATCCATGGACTGTTCAACGTTGGAAAGCAGACGGGTCACACCGGCATCAGTCTGCGGAATTTTGGTGGTGCTGGTGTAAAGCAGGTTATAGAGGTTGGTCTGAACGTAGTTCTGCAACCAGTCGAGCCCGTGGCGCTCGTCGAAGAAGTCACCGTTCGCCATGACACCCTGTTGCAGGATCGCCGTGTCGTTGGCGTAGTACACGAACACGTTCGCATTCTTCGCATCCACAGCCGCCGCCTGTCCTACCGTCAGCGTTTCGTAGGTTACGCTCGGTTCCTGTTTGAATTTCAGGGTAATGGTGGTATTGCTGCCGTTGAAATTGACAGTAAACGCGCGACCGAAAGCTGAAACCGCCGCATAAGGGCTGCTGGTGGAATATTGAATAAAGGTACGGGAATACTTACCGGCCTTTAATTTAGACGCAACATCGGTCGTCGAAGTCGTGCTGATGATCTCAGCGTCGGCTGACGTTACCCCGAAAATGCGGCTCAGGCTGGACGCTTCGATGAGTTTAGCAACCTCAATCACGTCGTCAGCATCAAGCACATCATCGCCATCAGCAACATCATCAGCGACAACCAGCCCATACCAGTTGGTATACTGCAGGCAGGCATTAACAGCTTGCACGATGGTTTCCACGCTTCCACCTTCGGAAGAGGTCAGCGTCTTCGCCCAGCGGCCAACATAAACCTGCGTCGGCTTCGGCGACTGGCTGAAGAAAACCTGCGCCGCTTCATATTCCGGGCTGTCGACTCCGAAGTCCTCGCCAATGTCCTCAACGGACGCATAAAGGCGAACGCGCTCCTGCACCGGAATGACAGTGGAAGAACCGAGGATCAGCAGTGCGCCGAAGTTACGACCAGTAGCCGCTTTCGGCGAGATGATCACATCAACGTTTACAACGTTGGATACAGGTAAGCCCTGCGTCATAGTTTATTCTCCAAAAAAGGTGACTGGCGCTTCCACCAGCGATTTAATGCCGTACTCGCGCACGACCTTCCGGCGCAGGCGCACCGTCATGTCGTAGCGGCGAACCCATTGCTGGTTGATAAGTTCGGGGAAAGGGGTCAGACCGGTATAGTCGCCCAGAGACAAACCAAGCGCGTTCAGCTCAGCATTGTTTTGCGGGACAGATATGCCATCGCGAAAACGGGACGCATAAGACATACCAGCCGGGCCATAGAACGACGCCATGCACTCGAACGTTTCATGCCGCCAGAGCTGAGCGCCCTCGTCGGTCTGATTGGTGAATGCAGGGTTGTTATCAATGAGCAACCCGGTAACGCCAAACGCGCACCAGTTCGTTTCAACGGGTGGCAGTGGCGGCTGATTTTTCTGCCAGCGCGGACGAACCATTCCAGACGGCAAGCCGGAAACATTGCGCATCCACTGGCTTAGCAGCCTGTCGAGCGCTTCGTCATAATCCGGATCGCCACTGGTTGGTATCAGCCAGCCGCGCTCTGTGCTGGTGTTATTGCTCAATGGGAGTTCCCCCATCAAACGGCAGTAATTCACAATGAGCCTGGACGAAGCCAGCACCGTAAGCCGTATACGGGTCGACGAATGTCACGCGATAATCACGGTTCTGATACGTCACGATATCGGCATCACGGCCAGTCTGCCCCTGCGTCAGCCGCTCAGTTGTCACGATGAGAATCGCGCCGCTGATAACCTGCCCGGCCTGCATGCGGCGGTTTTCCAGGGAGCGGTCAACAGTAACAACCCCGGCAAACTGCGTTTTAACTTCGCTGTCGCTGCCGATCCCGTCATCGTCCACCGTTTGCGCGCGACGCGTTACCCACAGGTTGAAGTCGCAAAAATCGGGGTCAAAAAGCACATCTGTTACATCAAGATTCGGCATCTTTATCCCTCACAATATGGGTAATAGCTCTGCGATATTGCCCGGTGTCGATTAGCGGTTTCACCAGATCGGTTCCAGGAGACTCACCAGCAGCGCGCCGCGCAAGTTCCTCTTTTGCCCCTTTGCGCCCACGGCGTGCGCGTGCTTCAACGGTGCTATCAGCAAGCGGTGTAAAGCCGGTAATGGTCATGTAACGCCTGACGCCATTCGCGGCCAGCATTCCGGCGCGGTTAAGCGCTCTTTCCGCACCCGCCGCATTTCCATCAAGCGCAGCCTGCGCCGCTGCTTTAAGCTGCGGCACTGTCTGTTCCTCTACCGATTTAACGCCGGGGATCAGGTGCGGGCGTGGGGGGATATTTTGCGCCGGTGAGCCGTATTCATTGACGTAGCCGATCCCCGCATTACCAAACGGAACATCTTCACGCTCGCTGTCTTCCGAAGGGATGCCGACCAACACATCCTTTTTGGTTAGCGACCTGAGCGCATCCAGAATGGCCTGAGCGTTATCCACCCTCGTTGTTACACCGCTTTTGAAACTCATAGCTGGCGACCGCCTGCACCGAACATCGTGATCAGCTGATAAAATTCAGCGCCATATCGGGTGTTATTCCAGAAGCCTGCGTCAGGGTTTAGCGTCGCGCTGGTGTCATAGCTGACGCTTACCTTGTCAACGGACTTGGAGGACTGAACACCATTGGTTGAACCGCCCGGGCCGCCAACCAGCATCGCCCGGCTATCTGCCGCCCAAAGCGTCATGTAGTGCGCAACGAACAACTCGGCAAAATAAGGAAACAACTTTTTGCCGGTGACGTTTTCGCTCAGCAGCACATCGGCCAGATTCAGACGAAACTGGATTTGTGCTTCGGGATATTTGGCAGGGTCAGCAAACTGTGGAAAGTCGCGCCGAAAATCACTTACTGTTGGCAGGCTTTGATTCTTTGGCATCTTTCGCCCCATTACCGCCAGTCTGTGCGGCAGCAATCTGCGCTTGCAGGCTGTCGTTCTGCTCTTGCAGCTTGAGCAGCGCTTCTTTCAGGTCGGCAATCAACTGATCTTTATCGATAATCTGCTTATCTTTGTCGGCAATCTGAGCTTGCAGGCTGTCGATAATGGGTTGCAGATCATCGGTGTCGCTAATCACGCTTTCGGAAAGCTCGGAGTGCGCCTGGGTGAACCAGTGCGACGCGACCTCTTCCGGTACGTTATGCCGTCCCCGGCCAAACTCCCTTTTTGACTGATCGCCGAGCGTCAGCGTAAACGGGGTGTGAACATGGATGGTAACCAGCTTTTCTTTCGCCATTTTCAGTTCCCTTCTGGCCCCTTTCGGGGCCGTTCTGGTTATCAGATACCGTCCACGTAGGACAGGGTTTCTTTGTACACTGGCTCAACCGCACCGAGCTTGCCGTAGTAGGTCGCAATCTGATACAGACCGCGATACTGGACAGGAACGCTCTGCAACGGCACCAGCGGATAGCGCACGTATTTCTTGTCGTTGGTGTAGGCGATCATACGGTCTTTACCGCCAACCCCACGCCCTTTCAGCCATTTGACCGCTTTGATTTCAAGCGGAACGCCGTTCTGGTGGAAAGCGATAGTGTTCACAGCCAGATAGGTCAGCAGTGACTGGTTACCCGCTTCGGAAACCTTACGGCTCGCCAGCAGTGAATACTGCTCTGGCGGAATGCGCAGATCAGAAGGCACGATGGAATAACCGGATGCTGCCCAGGCATTAGACAGAATGCTGTTCACGCTATCGAGGATCTCGTCGTTGGTTGAGTTCGCCCAGGTCTTCGGCGCGTTGTTCAGCGTCACACCGACGAGGTTTGCCAGACCTTTCAGGCCGAGTGCGTCATCGCCGATGTAAACCTGCTCGTCGTTGTCCATCTGCCATTTGAGCTGCATCCCGTCGTACTTCTGGGTATCAATCGGGCGACCTACCTGCTGAGCTGCTGCCAGCTCTACAACGGTCCAGCCCAGTTCCATGCCCCAGAGGTTCAGTGGATTGCCGTCTTTGCTGATATCCACGTTCACGCCAGCAATAGCGGTGGAGTCTTTGCCTACCCAGTTTTTACCATTCGGATTTGCGCCAGTACCAGCAGCGCCAAAACTGGTGTTAGTCCAGCTGGAAATGTCATCTGCGATAGAAACGTCTTCACGCAGCTGAATATCGCGGGTCCAGGTGTAACCCACCAGCGGCAGGTTCAGCGTCTGGTCGAGTCGCTCCAGCTCCCCGATGAGAAAGGCACCAGAGCTATCAACGGTTGCCTGATCAAAAGTAATCATTCGTCTGTTCCTTAAATCTTCCAGGAGATTTCTGCATTGCCGTTAGCGTCACCGGCCCCTGTGAATTCGGCGTTGGTCAGCGCCACGTTTTTGCCACTGACGGACGTGGACATGAAGCCGCCCAGCGGCACTTTGATGGATTCATCAGTGGAGACGACAACGTATACCGGGTCGCCTTTTTTGATGGTGCTGGCATCAAAATCAGAACCGAGATTAACGGTCATGTAGCCACGCTTCATGGCGTCACCCGGGAAGTTCTTATCCGTCCCCACCTGGCGAACCATGTCTGGCTGCGATGTGGTCGGATACGGACGAACGTAGATCCCCTTCACCTTGTCGGCGGTGTCACCGTCCGCCAGCGGCACGAAAAAGCCGTCAGCGTCATATTTGCCAGCCAGACCATAGGCAGCGAAGGCGTTAGCGGATTTAAGGATCACCGGTTCGACGGTTAAGTCCTGCGGGCGAGAGATAGCCCCGGCAATGCCAACAGGCATCCGGTACAGATATGCAGTCATTGGATTATCCTTTGCGGTTAGACCAGAAGTCGGCGTTTTGTTTGTTCAGGGAAGCGATGCTGGTCATGCCCATATTTGGACGTTGTGCATCGCCCGTGGTGCTGCGGGTGTTTCGCCCTTTGGCAATCTCTGACACGGCGTTAAACGCCATATCTACCGATTGCTTGGGCAATTTGCGGATATCCGCATCACCGACAACCTGGCGAACCAGTGTTTTGTCAGCGGCAGCCAGCACATCACGTTTGAACGCGGTCGGTTTCACCTTACGGCTCAGATCGATACCCGGGACGATAACTTCGGCACGATAAGCAGCGTCACCAGTAATCGTGGTTTCTTCTTCATCGTCCTCGCCGTCACCGGTCGGATTATCGTCAGGCTTATTGTCGTTATCGCCCGTCGCAGTTCCTTCGAGCTTAGCCAGCAGGGCTTTGAGCAAGGTTTTGATATCGTCCTCGCCGTCGCCGGTTGGCTCTCCGCCCATTTCCGGCTTTTTGTCCGGCAATGGTTGCTGCGGTGAAAGGTTAATGTTGAGGTTAACGCCGCTCGGCAGATCCCCTTCGTCACCCGTTACCGCCGCTGGCGCAGAGTCCAGCAGTTCGTTCATGGTGTCAGCGTCACCCGTTTTGATGGCCGTGCGCATGCGGGTCCACCAGCTTTTCTTTTGATTTGCCATTGTGTCTCTGTCTCCAATTGCACAACGATTTCCGGCTCTGCCTTTGGGGACAAGAGCCACATGGTTTCCGGTAATATCGACCTGCTCGGCTTTACCTGGCTCGGTCTGCTCGTACTCCGCGTCATAGCCGCACGACACTTCACGCAGGCCATCTTCGATAAGCTGAATGGCGTTTTCGTCTTTGACGATAAGGTCAGCCAGCATCAAATCAGACTGATCACCAGTCCCGCGCCGAACGTTCTGAAGATGCCCGACCGCAAGCTCTTTCCAGTTCTCGGGGTTGACCAGCCGCACATTCCCGTTTTCATCTTCAGGATGCAGGATCGTGATGCTCATCCCTTCGAATGAGGCGAGCGTGGCCGGATGGAATACCTGCTCAGGAGAACGCGTGACGACTATTTCACCGAACTTATCGGGTTTCAGTTTTGGCAGGTCATCAGCACCATAGAGCTGCTTACCCGTTCGACCTATCGGCACGTCTTTGCACAGCAGCGAGCCGTCAGCCAGCTGATAGCGGGTTTCCCCCAGCCGGGTGTAGAAGAAATATTTCATCCATCCGCCGCCTTAGTGGATTTAATAAACTCACGCAGCAGATGCTTTATCTGACGCGCATTACCACGACCTATAAGTTGGCAGCGCTTTGCTCTATCACCAACAGATTGATAAATAGCCTCTACGCCATTGTATTTAGCAGTGATGCGCGTAGCTTCGCTGGCCTGTTCTTTCAGGAAATAGATTGTTTTTTCCATGGGTTACCTGCAATTCAGGCGAGATAGGGATGAGGTGTCGGGAATACGATTTCTTTGTAGCAACGGCAGTTAGGTAACTCCCCGGCGTGACCGGTCATGCCGTCAAGCGTTGGAGGTCGGCCCCATTCGACAAACTTCCCTTCCATCTCTCGATGAGAATGCCGGACGTCGCCATCTTCGGCTGTACGCCAGATATAGCCATTCGAGCCGATTGACAGCGCACGCGCCTGATCCAGTGCACCGGTTGCGCGTCCAAGCTCGGTACGGGCGATAAGGTTCGCTCGTGAGCGTGACACGTCACCGGACGCAGCTATCTCTTTCGCGAATGGCTCAGCGCGGCCACCAGTCACAACGGCCTCGATGGCTTTGTTCTGAATGTCATACACCCGATCGGCGGCCTCAAGAGGCAGCGATTTGATGTACTTAATTTGCTCGGCGACGATGGATTTCATCACCTGGCCTACCGGGGCGCGGTCGACCATGTTGCGTAGTTCTGCGCTGATGTTCCGGCTGTGCTGACGCCACTGCTTTTCATTCTGGCGCGCTATGTCTGCGGTGAAGTTCTCAGCAACCTTCGTCGCCCAGGGGGTGATGATTTCGCTGTAGCGCTCCAGCGCATCCATTATTTCGGTGACGCTATCGTTTGAACCATCGTAGCGCCCATTTACGATATCCCCGACCGCCCGCGCTATCTGCCGTAGGCTCGTTCGATATCGGATCTCCGCCTGGCGACTCTGGCGGTTTGTCGCCAAGTTCGCCGATGCCTGGCGGCGCTTCGTCTTCGGCATTCTCGATATCCTCGTCGGTAATGGATGCCCCGATGCCGGTGACGTCAGAGTTTTCGCGCAGGTCGGTCATCGCCGCCTTACGCGTCATCAATCCGTCGCCCAGCGCGGTACTGATCGCGTTGGTGGTGTTTACGGCCACCGTTGATCGGTCAACGTCTGACATTTGCCATAGCGGGTTAAACTCAAACGTGAAATCGTCCGGCAGCGGCTTTCCGAGTTCCGAGCGGTGCATAATGTCCAGTATCCGGCGCATCGGCAGCCGTAAGCGGCGCTCCTGCAATGAGCTCACCCGGTCGTAATAGTTGGCGAGGTCTGCATCACCAGTAGAGAAGCCTTTCGGGGATTGACCGAACAGGCGTACCAGCGGGATACCAACGGCACCGCTGATCTGCTCAGCAAACTGCGAAAGAATGTCATCCAGACCGCTGAAGCTGTACTGGTGGGTTTCGAACTTATCCCGCGAGTCCATGAGCGTCATGCCTTCATTGCTCTGGAACTGGCGGATCAGGTCGATGTTCTTCAGCAGCGCCTCGAACGCCGGGCCTCCAAGCGCGATAAGCTCGCGCAACTTCTCCACGCTATAGGTACGCAGATGCGCTTTATAGACCAGCTGCGCCGCGCCGACAGTGGCGCTATCGAACGCAGTAAGCCGATCCCAGATACGCTCTACAACCGACATTCCCCATTCGTTTTCGGTCATCTTCTGCTGGAATGGCAGCGTGACGCCATCAAAGCGGATCAGGCGGCTGTGATGGATGCGCCAGGCCGGAATGCCCGTTGCGGTGGTCACCACGTCGTAAAACTCAGGCTTGCCGAGGTCCGGCCCCATCTCTTTAATGCGGCGTGTCAGCACCGGGTTAATCATCCAGCGGTCGAGCGGGAGAATGCCCTTAAACTTGCCCTCGCCAATGGTTTCGAGTCGCAGCGGGGTCATTGGTGCTTGCCCCTCGATCATGATGAAGCCGACCGCGCCGCCGTAGAGACGCGACCATTTCAGCACGTCGTTCAGCGCATCCCAGATCTGCAACTCATCCAGTTGCGCTTCGAGGGTGCCACGGTCTTTGGCGTCAATCTCCGAAGTGATGCGAATGCCCTTTCGGGTCATATCGTCCGGGATAGCGTCGACCGCTTCACCGATAACCCACGAACCGCGATATGACCATTCCACCAGCATGCGGTTGCGGCTGGTGGAGTTCGCCCGGTAGGTCGATGCTGAATGCTGGTTAGGCGTCTGCATCCCAACGCGGGCGACGAAGTTCTCGTAGCCGTCAGCGGTGGGCTGTGCCGTTCGCTGAGAGGATTGCTTGTTTCGTGCCATCAGGCCTGTCTCCCTAGCAGCTCCCAGATGTTCAGGGCTGAATTCATTGGCGCGTAGCTGATCATCACCGAGTCGGCGAGGTTCGGCGACTTGGTGCCATCAGGCTGTTTATCAACAACGATTTTCCCCACGCCATTAATGGAGTAGGTCGGCTGCGACAGCTCGATGATGAGTTTGTCTTTGCTCGCCATGGCGCTGCTGATTGAGATGATTTCGTCCGGGTTGTAGGCCATGCCCTCAACCACGGCGCGATAGGTGTTCTGGAAAAGCTTGCGTAAATGCCACCAGCTCTGGGCCTTGGCGTTAGCGAAGAAGTCCTTATTCAGGCGGGCGGCCTGTCCGTTGTCGCCGCGCACCGCTTCGTCGTCCGGATCAAACACCGCGCCGCTACCGCGAAACGGTGTGGCGAGTATTGACGGTCGGCGCGCAGCGTTACGCAGTTCGTTGATGGCGCGTGCATCGCCGCGAACGCCAGCGCCCAGGCCGTCCTCGTCGAAGCGAAATTCTTCGAGGTTGTCCTGTTCGCAAAAGCCGAAGACCTTCTCAACGGACTGGTAAATGTCGCTGCCCACGCCGGACCATTCCCGCACGTTCTCCAGGAGGAAGCCGTGACGGGTCGAAAAGGCGTTTTTGTCCCGGCCTTCGTCGGCGACGTCCATCGCGCCCAGTCGCTTGCCCGTTGGCTGAATACCAAGTTTGATATGCGCGTCGACGGCAGCCTGTACCCAGTCGGACGGGATCAGGACGCCTTCCGCAGATGCGCTGTAGTTCAGGTCAAGTTCCTGCGCCACCACCACCGGATTGTCGATTTTCTCGCACTCCCTGCGATACCACTCTTCATCCTTGCGCGGGTCATCTCGCCAGTGGAACGTGAATACTGGTATCTTTCCGCCGTGGCGCTTCTGCGCGAACGGGTTCGCCATGCCGTTAACCGAACTCAGGTCGATACGGCAGCGAGTGGTTTGCGACAGCGCCGCATCAATCAGCAGAGGGCGCTGGAGGAATGCGGCCTCATCCACCAGGTAGAGCGTGGTACGGTCACCACGTCCGATATTGTCGCCAGCCTCGCCTTTGATAACCGCGCCAGTATCTGGAAACTCAACGCGCATATACGGCGCATGCTTCTTCTCGTCCCACGAACCACGAAACTCGATGGGCAGTGTTTCCACGAACTTTCGCGCCTTCCAGAACAGCGCCTTCGGGTCACCGGTGCTGTCGACGTATTCCTCTTTACGGGAGCCGAAACCGATAACCATTTCTTTGTTGAAGAGACAAAGCGAGCAGGCCAGCCCGATCGCGGTCCAACTGAGCCCCATTTCGCGGCTCTTTTCGGTGATGCCGTTCTCCAGTCGTTCGCGCCGCTCCATGATCCAGTGAATCCACTCTTCCTGTTTCGGGAACAGCAGAAAAGGGATGGTGACCGGCAGGCCATAATCGATGTTACGCGGGTCAGTAGTCATCCCCCAGTCGATGATGAACTGTGCCGGGTTGGTGCGGTAAAACTGCTTTAGCGCTGGCAGCATTTCAGGGTTCTGGCGAATGCGCTGTAAGCGCTCCATCCGCCATTCAAAAACCATCTGGTAATCAGGGTTTCTGAAATCGAATTCAAACGGAAGAGGCATGATCACCCCATCATCTTGCGGTAAATCTCTGCGGCCTGATCTGCGGTGAGGTTGGTCGTCTCGGTCTTGATCGGGCCGCCATCCTTGCCGGTGCTCTCAACCTTCAGCTTATTGGTGTAAGCGTCGCCAACCTCTTTCGCGGCCTGTTCAATCAGCTGCGCCGTCAGGGAGAAGTTTTTCATCCCCTCGGTTTTGGTTGCCATGCGGTCAAGCACGCGGAGGCGATAGGATTTGTTCGCGATCGGAATGTCGCTGGTTTCGGTCAGGAACCGTTCGCGCGTCGCGTGGAACATCTCGATCCACTTTTTGGCGAGCGTCTTACCGCTGGCCTTCGTGGGGTCGTGAGATTCAGCCTGCTGGCGGGTGATCTTGATCCCAAATTCTTTTTGGACAGCCTCGACCACCTGCGATGGCGTGTCATAGCACGCAAGCGACTGAATGATGAAGGCTTTCACATCAGGTTTTAATGCAGCCATAAATCACCATTCGTCTTATACAGTCCAGTATTTAAGCCAGTCGCAGCATGCACGTCCCGCACGCTCTGGCAATATCGAGATGAGCAACCTCCGCTGGCTGATTCGCCGCATCAATCATTTCCTGCACGTCCCGGCTTGCACCGTAACGGCGAACCACGCCCACAAACTCTTCCACGTCATGACCGCGCAGCTTCAGCTTTGGCTGCCCTTCCTGCGTGAACTTCGGCGCGCCAAATTCATCTGTCGCCTGGCAGATGTGATAAAGCTCGTGCTCTATCAGCGCGCAGAACTCCAGATCGGAACATTGCGAACAGTAATCGGCGGCGAGCGTGATGATGAAATGCGGCACCCTGCCGAACCATTCATACATCTGCTGCTCCATCCGCGCTTTCTGCCAGCCTCCGGCACGCATTGCCACTTCTTCCGCCTGCCCCAGCACGGAACGCCCTTTCTTCTCGAAAGCGTTCGATGCCCAGAGAAAGCACAGATCCGCTTCAAGCAAATGCTGGTGGTCATGGTTGTAGAGGTCACCCTCATCGCTCAGGATGTGCTGATTCAGCCACTCGCCAACGTCATTAGCGGGCATAATGCTGATGTACGGCTTCGGGTCAGGTGGCATCGTAAAATGCGCTGGTGGGTGTGGTCTGTTCATGAATAATTCCAGTGCTCCATTATCGAAGCCCCTCAATGAAGGGCTTCTGTAATGCCGCGATCAGCCAATAAGTAATTCCGGCTGCGTTACCTGCATGATGTGCTCATGTTCGAGCTCCAGGACGCGCTTCTCTTTCTTCCGCTCGTTCATCAAACGGCTTCCGATCGTGCCTTTCAGCTTTGAGCGCGTTTCTTTGATGGCGTAGCGATGCTGCAATTCTTCACCCATCGCCATGCGCCGGTTTAGCTGCTCGGCCATCCAGTTGAAGGCATTGATGTAACACTCCTTCACTGCGGCAGCTGTTTTGCCAGTGAATCCCATCACTAGCATCATGCATCCGTCGCGGGTGATGTTATACATAGGCTGAACATCGCCATTTTTATCAATGAAATCAATGGGCGCAAAATTGCGCTGGGTGAAGTCATCGGAGCATTTCAGGTTACGTATGGCACGCAAAACGTCTTTGTGTCGCTTGCCAAAGTAATCCGCCACCTTGAGTGATGTGGTGATTATCTTGTTGTCGAGGGTCGTGACCATTTCGCGGAAGTCGAAGGCCGGAATAACTGACGGATTATTCATAGCGTGTACCTTTCTTTGAGATGAACCTTTGCCGCATAGGAAATCAGCCCGTCGAGGCTCGCCAGCACTAACTGACTTCCCCAAAGGCTCATTTCAAAGGGTATGGTTCGACGTGGTTTGAATGCGCTGCGGTGCGCGGTGAAGTGCGGATACAAAAAAGCCCCGCTATTGCGAGGCTGTTATTTGAGGCACTGCTCTTTGATATAGTCCTGCATGCCGCGAATCATTTTGTCAGCGGTTGCGATTCCGTCCCGGTGATCGAAATAATTCCGTCGAGCGTCTGGAGTAAGTTCGGGGGTTCCTGCATCATCCACGCCGGTGGCGGAGGTGGCTTTTGACACTCCAGGGCAGGTTGCGGCGATGCGCAGCCGTTTAGCGCCAGAATCGACATCCCGACGCAAATCGTTAATGGTCTTTTTCGCATCGGACAATTCCTTCGTGTATTTGGCATCCAGCGCAGCGACATCTCGCTGGCGCACCTGCATATCTTTGATGGTGGCGGTCGCAAGGCTTAGCTGTTTATTGGCTTTGTCGCGCTGGTCTTTGTAGGTGATGGCGTTGTCGCGGTAGTGGTTCACGAAGAACGCCAGCACGCCGATTACCGCCACCACAATCAGTTGCAGCCAGTAACGCTTAACCAGTGCGCTAATCATGACAGGAACAGAGCCCGCTCTGCCTCCCGGCGACGGGTCAGCCCGTTCAGGACTTTGCCACCAGCTTTATTCCAGCGCAGGAACTCATCGGCAGCGCCAGCGTAATCACCGGAGTTGAGTTTTCGCAGCAGTGTCGATGTCGACAGGGAGCGAGCACCAAGGTTATACGTGAACGACACCAGGGCATCGAATTGCCCCTGAGTCAGGTCAACTTTGACCAGGCGGGACACGTCGTTTTCATAGCTGACCAGCCCGGTCTTCAGCAGGCGTTCTGCAGTTTCCTGCTTAATCGTCATCCCGGCTCGGATCGGTTTGCCGTCGACAGGCTTGGTCCAGCCATAGCCGATCGTCCACACACCGACACTGTCCTGGTACGCGGTAAGCCTGCAGCCTTCGAACTGCTTGATCAGGGCAATGCCTTTATCACTGATTTGCATCACCGCCTCCAAAGCGAGAATTAAACACCCGGGAAGCCACAACCTTAACCTGCTCTACGCCAACAAAACCGAGTGCGCCGCCTATAGCAATCGACAGGGACTGCGGAAGGTTGAAGTAATCAAGAGCTGACACAGCAGTAAGGGTCAGAGCTCCACAGATTGCCCCCTCAAGGAGCATTTTCTTCCAGCCGCCACCGCCGTAAGCGATTCGCAATGCGGCCATGGCAACCGATAGCAATACGGCACCCATCGGCGTTTCGCCACGCCACCAGCTGTGGAGTAGTTCGATAAACTCCGTCCAGGATTGGGGATCGTTATGCATTTTCATAGTCTCTAACCTCCGGCTTAAAAGCGGGGGCTGTGTGTTTGAAAGGGGTAAGGCCCTCGGGACGATTTAACAAGTAGGCATGTCGAGGATGGTTCCCGGGGCCTGGAATAAAAAACCTGGCGAAAAGCCAGGAAGATGAGGGTAAGGCAATGTCGGCTCTCTGGCCGAAGGGTCCCAGGCAGTGGGTTTGTTTGTGGTGGCCGGTGCTGATCTCCGGCTTTACGTGATTTCTCCATGGGCGGTTTGCGATCGCGAGTCGCACCACGTCTTGGGCTTAGCTGGACGCCATCCAGAATGCCGAACCATTGCGCATCAGCCTGCGCATTCACCACAACGGAAAGAGCGCTGGTAATCTGTAGCGGGTGGTTAGTCGCGCGCGCCGATGTGACGCGCGGCCCATTCCAGCATGGTCAGCGCTTTTTCCTGTTGTGCAGATACGAAAAAGCCCAAGGCGTTAACCTCGGGCTTGAATTTTTTTGCTTCGGAACGACTGAACGGATTCCCAGCGTTAGAAATGAATCTATCCAGTTTTTCCGCGAAATGCAATACCTATTTCCTATATATTTTCAATTTAAGGGAAAGTTATTTTCATCTCGTCACTTTTGAGAGAATGGCATCAGCCATAGACTCCTGCTTATGGCATTCGGCGACAAGTTCCTCAAAGAGCGGCTGAAGTTGTTCATAGGCCGCCGTTTTCTTTATCTCCGCAACAGTATTAATTCCCTCAATCACCGTTGAGAATTTCAGTCTGGCGTAACCTCTTCCACCGCAGCGGTCACAGGCTTTCATCACCGGAACGCCCTGGCGATCGCTTTCTGCTTTGTCCAGTACCTTGCCTTTGCCATGGCAGCGACACGAATTGCTGATAACGCCCTTTCCGTTACACGGCTTGCATTTGACCCGCACCACTTCCCGCGCCTGCGTCCAACTCTCCCAATCACTTGGACGAACGGCTCGCGACATTTTCGACCAGTACGGTGGTTTCCCCCATGGATATGAGACCTTGTTGGTAAAAACTTGTGCCTCTGTAAATCCGCTACCATCACAGCAATCACATTTTCGAGTGCTGGCAGCACTTCTTGAATAATCCTGGTATGCAAAAGCGCAGAGAACCTTAAGCACGCCTGACCGAGCTGATTCATCGAGTTCCGACAGTGCTCTGAATTTACCTGATAACTTACGTGCCTGCTCATAGAGTCTCTCCAGTGCTATATCTGGGCTACTAATGCCGATTTTCGAGAGGTAAAGATCGAAACCAAACCCGCACTTGTGGCCAGCAAGTCCAAGCGCCGCCATAACGTCAGTGCCGGTAAGACTGTCTGAAGCGGTTGCGCGAGGAGAGTCACTGAACATCGGTGATTTAGGCGCGAAGTATTTAGCGATTGATTCGAGGTTCATTAGGCTGCTCCTGCTGAAAGATAGATACGAACAAAATTACGAAGAATGCGGTAATCCACCAGCACCGATCCCCGGTAGCGGTAAATGCGAAGGCGCCGCCAGCGCGCGCGGAGTATCTCAATCGTTTCTGGCTTCATGCTGCCTCCTGCTGTTTCAGTGCGCGAAGGCCTGATCTGGCCTTGGCGCGGATGCCATCCAGTTCTTCACGGGTGTATCGGTGGGTTTCGTTGTTGGATTCCAGCGCCAGCACGCGCTCTTCACCGATCAGTTCAACCAGCGCGGCACGGTACGCCTCGATGTTCCCTGATTTGTGAACGTTGCAGGCGGAGCACTGGAGCCAGATATTGTCCGGGTTAAAGCGAAGCTGTGGTGCGGCGGCAGTAGTGCGGTAATGCCCGGCATGCCAGGCAAACGCGGTCTTGGTTCCGCAGGAGATGCAGCCGTGGCCAGCGGCCAGCAGCATTTCGCGCCGCCAGTCGTTGAAAGCTCGCTGAGTCATCTGCACCCAGTGACGGATTGGCTTCAGCTCATTACGACGCTCTGCGCGGCGCTGTCGCCCTGCTTTCTCGGCCTCCTTCTGCTGCTTGATGCGCTTGGCCGCTGCTTTAACCTTCTCCTTCTCGCGTTCTTCCATCGCGAGGATTGCGCCATGTTCGGGGCTACACCAGCGGATCCGGATGTCGTGGAATTTCGGCACAAAGTATTCACCGCATACTTTGCACTTACGGCGGGATGGTTTACGCATGGCTCCTCCGCGCCGCGAGACGCAGCCATTTCTGATCCACCAGGTGGGCGGTATAGTCTTTCAGGGTCGGGATGTCGGACGGCTTAACCGATGGCTTACGCTTGCGGCGCGCCGGAACACGGAAGATTTCGTTTTTAATGACGCGGGAAAGTAGGCTACTCATTGCGCTCACCCTCAAATCGCCAGTTATAGCCTTTATGGTAAGATGAGTGACCTGCGCAGCACCTGCTAATGCAGCCACTGTCGAACCCATCACGAACCGCATCCATAGCGGCAGCGTAGCGAACCTCTTTTCCTGTAACACGGCATGTGGCGATTACCGCTTTACTTGCGTTGTGATCCTCACCGAACCTACCGAGCTGATTTGGGATAACACCAAGATCGCTATAGGCATGACGAAGATTGTTTGACGGAGTTGTCCATTCAAGGTTTTCAGCGCGGTTATCTTTTTTGTTGCCGTTTTTATGGTTAACAACTAATCCGTCGTCGTAACCGTCGCAAAATGCAATGGCGACAAGCCTGTGAGCTGCATACTTTTTGCCGCGAATCTTTATCTGAAGGTAACCAGTGGTATGCACGTCAAACGGCTTCAAGTCCTTACCTTCTAAAACCTTCTTGTAGCCACTCATCACGCTAACGGTGCGCGTTAAGGATCGGAATCGACCATAATTACTGACTTCATAATCGCTTGATATATAAGTTTTTTTCCAAATCTCTTCTTCAAACATGGTCGTGTCCTTTTGAGTGATATTCGGAGTTGGCCGGGATTCGCAATTTGATACCGCGTTCAGCACACCAGACTTCAATGCGGCGCAGGTAGAAGGTCATTTCTTCGGTGTCGAGTAGCTTGGTGGACTTCACCATCTTGGTTTCACCAAGAACGGTTACAGGCTTTGCGGGACAGAACATATCCTTCAGAAACTCATGAAGGTCTTCCTCGGTTAACTTGCTTTCGGAGTAGTGGTTGACGGCAGATGCAACGTCGCTATTCCACATCCAGAGAAGAGAGTTTTGGGAGAGGCTGCGCTTGTCCTTCCAGGGCTTAATGATGAGGCGATAGCAGTCGCCAGATTCCAGCATTGGCTGTATCTGCTGACCGATGGCGGAAAAGTTGGATTTGTGCAGACGGATACCGTCTTTGTTCATGCTCATACGGCCTCCTTAACGGAAACCGCAGAATGCAGAAAATCGCAGGTGCATTTCTGCATCTGTGACAAGGTGAGGAGTTCAGATTGTTGTCGCATTTAAGTCCCCTTAAATGCGAAGAAGTCACCGGAGTTGTTCAGGCTCCGATGACTTAATTATGGCTGGGTGATAATGAATAATCAAACGTTGCTTGACGTTTAACTCACCATGGCAACAAGCACATGCCAACCAGCATTGACAGAGCGAACATAAACAGAATCACCAACATCACTGCGTCGAATGGGTTAGGCATCATTCATCAAGCTCACGCCCTAGATACGAAAGGGAGATAATTGCGTTTGGTTTAAAATCGTCGCCATAAATCATTTCCTTAAGCTTAATCAAATCCTCCTGTGACTTAATACGAAAAGTAAGCTGAGCGATTCCAGATAACTGTGCATTTCCTTGAGCTGCGCAGTAGTGATAAATGTATCTATTTTCCATCACTTCACCTCCTGCAGCGGTGCTGCTGGCAGTGGCATCCAGTGGGTAGGCTCAATAGCATCGGCGCTTGTGATAAACACAGGCTGCTCGCCTTTCATTCCGCCATGCCACTGAGCAGTTTCAATTTCTTCAAATCCACCAATTGGGCTTATTGTGCACGCGAGAACATCCACACCCATTCCCGGCATCCGCTCACTGCAAGCCACCCAGCCATCATTTGTGCCGGAGTGAGTCGGTGCTGCTGCTAACGCCCATCGCCAACCAATTTCGTAAGAATCAGCACGGGATAGGGCACACTCCATTTCCAATGTGATTTTCTTAGGCACGAGTTGCCAACCATCCGGAATCACCGGAGAGTTGCCGCTCACGGCCTCCTGAAAGCGTTCAAGCTCCACGTACTCCTGGCATGACCACCCGCCACCAATAAAATCGCGTGCTTCAACAGCATCGAAAGTGAACGATGTTTCACTGCCAGTTGGTGAGGTTAAGCCGTACAGATCTGCCACCGGCTTAAACTGTGTGGCTGGAATATTTTCCGGAATATTTTGCGTTTCGTTTTGTGGTCGATCGGCACCCTGAAGCATGGCGGCGCGGCGCAATTTGGCAGGAATGTCTGCCCACACCCCGGCACCAGACCTGTCTTTGTTGCTGAGCAGGTCGTCAATCGCAGACGCTGCCATGTGAAGAAGGTCTTCATCAGGCACGGATACCGGCTCTGGCGGGGCGGCGCGATACAGAAGCACATCACCCATCTCTTTTCTGGATGCTGGCCATACATCTGCATCAGCGCCAGATTTGAGATAATCAAGATTGGACTGGTCGATAACGCACACAGCCTCCGCTTCGAGCGATGCCAGCGCGATACGCGCCAGCTCGTTCAGGATTGCCACATCAGCGTGACCGAGGGTGTAACCAGCTTTCAAATCGGCAACTGCTTGCACGGCCTGTTTGGTAATAGTGCTCATGACACTGCTCCTTCCTGATACTGTTCGAACCAAAACACTACCGGCGCGTTCGTTGGTTGAACCAGGCCGAATGATTCCGCTGTGCGGTAACTTCTTGACGCTCGACGCGTCACATCGACCTGAGTTGCTATGCGACTACGAAAGTCTTCAACGGTGCTGCACATTTTGAACAGGTTGCAGGGTATGCATGCTGGAACCATGTTGCTGATCGTGTCATTTTCTGGCCTGTCCATTGCGTAGCCATTGCTGATATTTCTACGTACCGCCTCGACGTGGTCAGCGTGCCATTTATCACCAAGCTCGCACCCACAATAAGCACAGCGACCGCCGAACTTCATGCGTAGCTCGGAGCGCTGTTTTTTTGTCAGTGCCATATCACTCTCCTTTAGCGGCTGCGGCAATGTTGATGCCAGCTCTTTCTAGCATTGCGACAACCTCGGATTCCTCATAGCACGCTATTTTCCCATCCCATAGGCGAGTAGTTGGCAGTTTCACAGTGGGCTTATTGCGCTCCATCTTCCGAATTAACTCTGAAGCAGAATCGTGAGCCTCGCGGAAAGATCGGGCATGTCGGAGCATATCCTCATAGCGTTCTTCTGCTGCTTCCAGCTCATCCAGCAGCGCCAGCATTGTTTCCGGGCTAGCTGCAGCGATATATCTCAATACGTTTTCAGACTGTTTCACTCCCCCTGCGGCTTTATTCAGACAGTAGATAGCCTCTGCTCCGCCTACTGTGATATATCCCCGCCCTGGGGCGCTGAGGTCGCTGGTGTAGACGTACTCCCAGTCATTTTGTCCTGCACGTTCAGCCGCTTCACGTAATGCGCGTTTGTCGATGTTGCTCATTGGGCGGCCTCCGCTTCTTCACGAATAGCAATGCGTGCTGCAACGTCTTTCAGCAGCTCTGTGAGGTTTTCCGTCAAGTGATCACAGCTGTGCATCTTACTGAACTTTGCAAGACTGTTGCCCAGAGCGATAACGGCTTCGGCAGGACTATCAAGTTGGAAATCTTTGCTGTAGTCGTTACACCATTCCTTAGCTTCACGGTCAAAATAACGGGCAGATAGGAACCAACTTCCCAGGCGGAATTGCAATTCGTAACTGAAGCCATTGCCGATTTCACACTCAACGTCGTCAACAGTGAACCAATCAAGCGAGTAGCGGAAACGTTTAATCTTCACAGTTTTTTTCGGTTCTCTTTTCATGACTGCACTCCTTTGCGAAGCTGGTCGGCGAACTCGTTAGCCACCGCTGAGTATGGATGCTCACCGCCACCGACAACCTTCAGGCTGGCAGCAAACATCTCGACACCATGCGCCCGCACTTCAGCCAGGAAAGCGTCGGTTGACGGACTTAAATCAAGCACTTCACAAACATCGTCGTTCTTGCCATCGCGCTCAGTTCGGCAATATCCGCACATGATGTAACTGTCAGCATGCTTTTCAATCGCTGACTTCATCCCCGAATTCTCCGCAGCCAGCGCCGCGCATCTGGCTTCACCTTCTGCCACGCCAGCCTGGTACGCTTCGAACATGTTCTGCGTCATCTCGTACACAAAGCTTCTGTCGTCTTCCATCGCTGGCGAGCAGCCGTTGTTGTTCTTGGTAAACCACTCGATAAATTTCTGTTTCATACCCCTACCCTCCCCCAAACCATCAATACTCTCTTCATAGCCGCGCTGTTGCGGCATTCCTGAAATATCCCGTTGGTGCAACTGCGCGCGGTGTCGTCCTGCTCTTCCGGCGTCGCCAGGCGATAAGTCACCGTTCTCCAGACCTTGCTCACCCGGACAATCTTGCGGGCCCGCTCCAGATCGATAGCGTTCTTCGTGATGCAGTTGATGGTCATGCCGCACTCTGCGGCCACTTCCTTCGCGGTGAAGGTCTGGTGCGTTTCGAGATAACGCAGAATTGCCTGTTTGCCTTTCATCTCACACCATCCCGTTCGACTTGTTGCGGTTGTACTTGGCCAGCAGCAGCTGGATCGGCGTCGGCCCTTGCTCGGCAGCTGGTGCGGCAATAGCCCGGCGCACAGGAGGCACTGGTTTGCCCTCGGTGACGCGCTTCTCCCATATGTCCAGAAGATCGCCCGCTTCGCGCGCCAGCTCACCATGAGTTAACTGGCGTTCTGTGCTGCGGCGGCGTAGTTCAACGCAGATGTGGTACATGACCGGCTGCGACCAGGGGAATTGCTCACTGGAGGTGAATTCGAACGAACGGTTACGCCAGTCCCAGTATTCGGTGATCACCTGGTCAACGGTGATACCCAGCGCCCCGCCGCTCTGTTTGCACCAGGCGACGAACTGACCCGGCGACGGCAGGAATGGGCGTACCTGGCTGCGAGCCACTCGCATACCGGCTTCAACCTGGGCCATTGAGTGGATCCCGTTTTCCTGAAACGCCAGCAACCACTGACGGCGGAATTCGTTCAGGTCGTCCTGGGTGCGGAAGTTTGCCATGCTGGCCGGGAACGCGGCGCGCAGCTCGTTGAACAGCTTGTTGAATACCTGCGCTACCTGTTCGACCGGCGCACGCTCCTGGTACTGCTCTGGCAGGTTATGGGCCATACGGCTCATCTGCTCGCGGTCGTGGTTACGCATCTGCTCTGCAAGAGATTTCATCGAAGCACCTCATAGGCCCAGTCAGTGTTGTTGAAGTCCAGATCCGGCTTTCCGCCTCGCTGCTCACCACCAGCGCTGCGCTGCATCGTCAGCTTGTCCCACTGCTTACGCAGGCTTTCCGGGCTCAGGATGTTGGTCTGCCAGAAGTGGTGCTTGCTGGCCCAGTCATACAGCGCGCAGATGTCCTGGTGCGACCGGTTGTCGATCTGGCGCATCAGGCGAACGGTGTTAGACCAGGAAGTCATGTCCGGGGCTTTACAGGCTGGGTTAATCAATTTCACCCTGGTGGAAATCCACTGAGCGGTTTTGAGGTCTTCAGCTGATCCCCACTTCGCGCCAGATGGTGAGTAAATCTCAGCGTCAGGGTGAGCTGATAAAAATCTCTTCAGACGTGCGTCAGAGGATTCGCCAGAATTCTTCGACGAAGATCTTTTAATGTTTTTATTCTTGTTATTACCTTCTTGTTCATGATGTGCGGGGAATTGTGCGGCCTTATGTGCGGCATGCCCTTCTAAAGCCGCGCCATTACTGGCTTCTCCATGTGCGCCTGTATGTGCGGCTTTATGTGCGGCTTTATGTGCGGGTAAATCGTCCATTTTTTGAGCATATTCGACGTAATTTGTGATGGTAATCACCCTGCCTTTTCGCTTCTCTCCCTCGATGGAAATCATCCCTTCGCGTACGAAAACTGACAGCATTCTCTCCACTGCGTCGCGGCTTGTCGGGTTGCCCTGACGGTCACACAACTGAAGGCCAAGATCTGCAGCAGTGACGACCAGTTGACCGGGTTGCAGAGGCCATTGCTTGCCCTTGAAGAATGCCGTGTATGGCTGTCTGGCTGCGTCAATGAGCAGGTTCTCCCAAAGCGCGCGCAGGAAAACATCCTTAGCCCAGGACTTCTTCTTGATGCTCCGGTACAACGGGACGTAACCAGACTTCTGGTTCTCCATCCTGTTGCTCCTTGCGGCTGAGTGCGCCGCGAAATTTGCGTAAGCGACGTTCGACACAGTTAAACCTCCTGCGCCTGGCGTTTTGGATTAGCATTTGTCATAATGACCTCGCAATTGACTGACGTTTGTTGCACCAGAAAGTCGGTTCTGTTCGCGCAGACCGGCTTTCGCCATTTCTGTAGTTCTCACATAACCCCCAGCATCGACGTAACCATCGTCATCAACGGCCCTACCTGCTCCGGCATGAGGCGGAACAGCGACGCTATACCCTCGCTTACCTCTTTCAGCTTCTGATGCTCTGGAGCGTCCAGCAGCACGGCTTGTTTAGCTTCAGCACACTCTTTCATCGCAGAGGCGATCAGCGACATCGTGTCATTCTGCGGTGCCAGGCGGTTGCGGTACTCCAGCGGCAGAACGGCCAAGATTGCTGGCGTCAGCTGGCGCACGTTCTCGCGGTACTGTTCGGAGTCGAAACGGTTATCCAGGAAGCGAAACAGCTTCTGGCGCGCCCGGCTGATGTCGTCCGGGAAGCTGATGGCGGTCCCGCCCTGCTCCCGGTATTCGTTGATGATCAGCGCCGAAACGACGTCCTGATTGTCCAGCGCCGACGACCATGCCCGGACCGCATCGCGGATCTTTTCGTGGTCTGGCGGCGACTTAGCTTGAGCGCGGTTTATCACCGCTCCGGGGTGTATTCCGGTATTGTGTTGATACGCAAGTGAATGCATTACTTTCCCTTTCGTGGTTAGGGCCGCCAATCAGGCGGCATTATTTTTTGGTGGAAACAACGCATCGAGAGATGTATTGCTCCCCAGCTTATTCATCGCGTCAACCAGGCGGCGGCACGAATCCAGGTCTGGTGCTCGTATGCCAGCTTCATAGTTAGCAAGGCGGGACTGGTTCCAGCCGCACGAACCTGCTAACTCTGATTGAGTGATGCCAAGCTTCTTACGTTCGTTGGCGATATTGTTCATGCTGATCCTTTCAAGAATGGTCACTCAGCATCATTAAACACAATTCGTGATTATTAATCAACACAATTCGTGTAAAGCTTTTTAACACGGCGCGTGATACAAAATGAGAATGAATAGAATCGAAGATATAGCGGGCCGCATTAAGCGACTTCGCGAAGATAAAGGGCTGTCACAAAAGGCTCTCGCAGAGCTTTGCGGGTGGGCCTCGCAGTCACGCATAGGGAATTACGAATCAGGCACCAGGAGCGTTAGCGTTGATGATGCAACTGTAATAGCTAAGGCGCTGGGGGTTGCGCCTGCCGAGCTGCTTTTTGGCGATGACTACAAAGGCCCTTACAAGCCAGGTGATAAATACCCAGTTATAAGCAAGGTGCAGGCAGGAGCATGGTGCGAAGCTGTTGAGCCGTACACCCTTAAAGATATCGACCTTTGGCTTGAATCAGATGCTCACATTCAGGGGGAGGCGTTCTGGCTGCAGGTTGATGGTGACTCAATGACAGCACCGGCGGGTCTTAGCATCCCAGAAGGAACCTTTGTCCTCTTCGATACTGGGCGCGAGGCAATCAACGGCAGTCTGGTAATAGCAAAGCTATCCGATTCGAACGAGGCAACATTTAAGAAGTTAGTGATCGACGGTGCGCAGAAGTACCTGAAGGGTTTAAATCCACAGTGGCCATTGGTAGCGGTGAATGGTAACTGTCGAATTATCGGTGTTGCTGTAGAGACGAAGATGCGGCTGGTCTGATCGGCAAGATGTTCTGGTCGGCGCATAGTTGGTGATTGGCTATGATTTGTAATTTCGATGGCGGCAAATCAAGCTAAAGCTTAGAATGAAGGTATGAAAATGATTACAGGAATCGAAGCGCTAGCTTTACAGGCTACAGATATCCTTGCAGCCTCCAGGGCGGCGCAGCAAATAGTTTCCCCACTTGCCAGAGCTAACTCGAGACTGGCACAGTCTGCCATGCCTGAAAATCCTGATGAAGTTAAGCACGCCTTAGATCGTGCCTCTATTGCGATTGCAGGTGTAGAGCGCAAATTAGTTGAGTGCAATGAAATAGTTAATTCATTAAACACACTTTCTGATGAAGATCTTCATTTCACCAATGAGTTTCCCATTGAATTAAAGGTTAGGGCTGAAATGCTGACTGGGCACATAGAGAATTTACGCGATGTGTTTTCTCTAGTTGAAACGTCGAGCGCTTGGAAGCCTTACATGCCATTGGTTTATGAAAAAAAACGCAAAGCAATTCGCTCTGTTTCTGATCTGCGAAATGCATATCTAAACATTGCTCTCCTGGCAGAGCAATTTGTCTCACCCGTGCCGACCGTAAGCAGTAGTGTTGAGGGTAACTCAGAGGAATTTTCATCTGCGCTCTCCGCATCACGCCAGCTGCTAAAAATCGGCTCGGAGTGGAGATAATGGCAAGAGTTAGTATCCATTCCTCATTAAATAATTCGGCGTTTATACAAGGGCTTGCCAGAGAACTATCTCTTTATCTTAACGGCATCTCTTTATCCGGACGCCTTGGAAGAAATGGCGGCTTTGAACGTAATAATTCAGCGCAAACATCCGGCATCCTCAAAATCCACTTCAAAGCACCAGGAGAAGGTTTTTGGACTGATGCTATGCGACAATCAACCAGAACGAGCAATAACTATATAGTATATGCGCGTCACTGGGATAAGGCTGATGCATTTCAAATCATCGCTGTGATTGCACCAGACGCTCACGAAACGGCTGACGCACTCCTGCCCAGGATTATTGATATTACGGAACAAGATTTTCACTCGCTAAGTGAGAGTCAAATAGATCGCCTAGAACATTATTAACCCGGCCCCGCGCCGGGTTTTTTATTGCCCACCCATAAAGCTATCCGCCATTCTGCCGATAACTATCCAGCCTGAAGCTGATAACAATAACTATCGCAACACTACCTGCCCGCCCGTGCGGGCTTTTTTATTGCCCTTTCCGCACTATCTCCGCCGCATCCCTGTTCACTCCCTTCCCTGTCACGTTTCCTGTTTCCTTCCGGTACTGCTTCAGCTTGTCGATGATGTTTTGCTGGGTCATGGGTAAATCAGCCAGTGACAATTCCATGACCGCCCGCCCCATGGCCTGAATTTTCATGCTTATACGCTCTTCATCCAGAACCATGCACATCCCTCCTGCTGTTTTTTTAAGCGTAGCACTGGTATTTAAAAAAATAAATTCCCTTTCAAATCAGCAACAACACGCTTTGTTGTCATCATTAATCACAATTCGTGTTGACCAATAAAACACAATATGTGATTATCCACCCATCGAAACGAAACATCGACAGCTGAGCGAAGTTAGCCAGCGGCGAAGTGGAGTTAGAGGACCGCTTAGAGCCGCCACTTGAATTTCAGCAGGTGACGGGGAGTGCGAGGGGTGTAACGGGCAATGGAGAGCCGGTGTGACCAGCTGAAATTTGAAAAAGAAAATTAGAGGAGAAACTCAAATGAAGCACTAAAGCGGACAGACCGCACTTCCAAGCCGCAGTAATGATGTGGCCCCGAGTCTCCGAGAGAGAGCCAGACGCAGGTCCGAACTGCGACATACCGCTGGTCAGGGTTAATCGAGGAAAAGGGTATGCCGGTAAAGCAGCGCGAACGCCAGACGCGCACCGGTTATGAGCGGCGATGAGCGACAAGGACTCAAGGGCATGAGCGCGGCCACTGCGAGAGTGTGGCGAAGTGCTTTGGGATTGGATGAATGCGCAGGCTGATGCGCTAACGCTCAGCGGTGAGCACCTAGCTTCGGGCTAGGAGGGGTAGCCGCAAGCCGGAGATCAGCACCGACCATCCAATCACCAAAGCATTTCTCCCGCATCAGCGGGTAACGACAGAGAGGTGGGCATGAGTAAACGCCTGAATATTTTGAAAGCGTCTCTCGCTAAGAAAGAGACGCGGTTTAATGAGCAGCTAAAGCATCACTTTGACACCGTGGCGCAGGCAAATGGACAGCCACTAAATGACAAGCGCAACGGTCGCTCAACGCTAAATAAATGGGATAAGCAGAGTGATGCACTCAGGGCGTTGCAAGAAAGCATTCAACGCACGAAGGATGCTATAGAGCGTGAAGAAACGAAAATTGCGAATGTCAGCTTGGTGTCTCTGCCGACATACATTCAGCAGGCGATTGAAGATGGGCTGATAACGCAGTGGCGAAAACATCCACGATTCTTTTTTGTGGTAGGGGTGAGTGGCGGGCGCATTGTTCTTGATGAAAAGACCGGAACCATCGGTCACCGCTACTTGAGCAAAGTTAAGAAGGATGAATATCCGATATTTCGGGACGTTTTCAACAATCTCAATCGGCAATGTCGTGAATTAAACAAGGTCGCTTAGGCGGCCTTTTTCATACCTCACCGTTCTCGATGAGTGCGGTTAGTTATGACAACCGGCGGCCATCCACCGCCCATTGAAACACTGAGTAACTGAATAACTGAATAAATGCGTTGAAGTCTTGTATTAACCGTTCCGTTCGCCGCGATAAGGCCAAGAGGATTTATGAGCAACCCAATCACAGTAGGTTTTTCAGGCCTGACGAAGCGAATTTTCGCGGGTCGTTCAAAGCCGAGCAAATTGGCGCCCGGCGTTCGTGAATTCACCGGTGAAAAATTTGATGTCACAGACGAGGCGCTATTTGCAGTGGCTCATCTTCTCGCAGTTCGTGATGACATCCTGATATTCCCGACAGCTGATGGGAAAGAGATTCACCTCCGCGCCGACATCAAAGAAAAGCGGGAGGCATCATGACAGTCACCCACAACGGCAAGCAGTACACCGCCAAAAAGCTCAACGATAACGAGTGGCAGCTGACGTCGGTATCTGCACCGCGTGAAAAGTTGGTACTTAACCGCTGGCAGATGCATATGGCTGGCCTCCTGGTACAGGTTGAGGTGAAGGTATGATCGGAATGCACTACGGCACCGCATCAGTGCCACGTAGCGAGGTTTTACCTGGCACAATGCTGCAACACCACGGTAAAACTTATCGCGCCTCTGCGAACGTTGAGAAAGGCCTGTACGCCTTCAACATCTTCGAAAAAACCATCATCAAAAGTGATTCCGTCGTTGTGCTGCTGAATGAGCGCGGCGAGCCGATGATTCACTGATACCAACCACCCCATTCAACCGATCGGCCTGGCATTACGCGGGCGGGATCTGCACATCCAAATTTCAGGAGAAACCATGAGCGAAGTAACGGACTTAACTGTCATCGAAATCAAGCCGGAACAGGCGCCAGTGCTTTACGTAGCGGGCGGCCTTGATGCTTACCTCGAACAGATCCGCCAGGCAGTAAACGAAGTGCCGGACCTGTCTACGAAGAAAGGCCGTGACCGCGTCGCCTCTCTGGCGGCGCAAGTATCCCGCAGCAAGACGGCAATCGAAAAGCCGGGCCGTGAGTACCTGAAGCGACTGAAAGAGGCTGTGCGTCCGGCTGAGGCCGAAATTAAGCGATTCGTTGATGCCTGTGACGAGTTGCGCGATGCCACCCGCCGCCCACTCACTGAATGGGAAGCCGAGCAGGAACGCATTAAGGCTGAAGAAGCCATGAACGCGCTGCACGCTGAAGCGCTGGTGATGAACGAGAGCATCGATCTACAGCGGGCTATTCAGTTCGAAGCAGACCACGAAATGGCTCTGTTGATGAACAAGGATTTCGACCGTGACCGCGAAGAGCAGCGCCGCCAGGCGGAACAGGCTCAACGTGAGCACGAAGAACGCATTAAGCGAGAAGCGGCAGAACAAGCCCGCCGCGACGCCGAAGCGAAGCACAAAGCGGAGATTGAAGCCGCAGCGCGTCGCGAAGCTGAAGAGAAAGCACGTGCTGAAGCAGCGGAACGCGAAAAAGCCGCGGCGGTTGAGGCTGAGCGCCTGAAGGCAAGACAGGCAGAAGAGAAACGCCTGGCGGAAGAGAAACGCATCGCCGATGAGGCAGCATCTCGCGCGGCTAACATTGCTCATCAGAAGCGCATTAACAACGAAGCCAAGGAAGATTTTGTTAAAGGCGGAATCCCGGAAGAGTTTGCTCGAAAAGCCGTTGAGCTACTGGCCAGACGGCAGGTCAGAAACAGCTCAATTAATTACTGAGGCAACCATGAACGCATACCTCACTTACGACCGAATCGAAGATCGGCGCTGGGTTGAGCAGCAGCTCATCGATGAGAAAGAGAAGTGGATCGACGACCGGGCGAAAGAACTGATCGCCATGTTCCCGAAATATGCTTTGCAAATGAGTAGCCTGTTTCTCCCAAAAGAAGCGCAAATGGCACTAGTCGGTGAAAAGGCAGAGGAAGCCTATAACGACTATGTCACACGCATCTGTTACGACCGCGCCGAAGAAGAGTGGGATCGCCTTCATCCAACCTGCCCGTTTTAACTTTGAGGGATTTAACAATGAGTACTGCACTTTCCACCATGGCCGGGAAACTGGCCGCACGCCTCGGCATGGATGCCGGTACAGACCTGATGAATACGCTGAAGAATACAGCGTTCAAAGGTGGCAACGTCACGGACGAGCAGTTTACAGCCCTGTTGATCGTCGCCAACCAGTACGGCCTGAACCCATGGACAAAAGAGATTTATGCCTTCCCAGATAAAGGCGGGATTGTCCCGGTCGTCGGCGTTGATGGATGGGCTCGCATTATCAACGAGCATCCTCAGTTTGACGGCATGGAGTTCTCTTACGACAAGGAAGAAGGCGCGTGCACCTGCAAGATTTACCGCAAAGACCGCAAGCACCCGACAATAGTCACCGAGTATATGGGCGAGTGCAAACGCAACACTCAGCCATGGCAGTCCCACCCTACCCGCATGCTTCGCCACAAGACACTTATCCAATGCGCGCGCCTGGCCTTTGGTTTCGCTGGCATATTCGACCAGGACGAGGCAGAGCGAGTGATTGAAGGAACAACGGCAGAGGTTCGTGCGGGTCATGAATCAGATAGCCGTCGCCCGGATCTGATCGCAAAAGGTGAGTCCGCCGCGCGCCTTGGAACAGTCAAGTATCAGGAGTTCTGGGTGGCGCTGAGCGCTGAAGAGAAGCAGGTTATCGGCGCAGTTGAGAAGCGACGCATGTATGACATGAGTCTTGCTGTCGACAACGCCGAACCTGCCAATGTCGCAGAGACGGAGGCTGAATGATGGAGCAACGCACCCTAAAAGACCTGATGGTCTATAGCCCAAAATCTGGCGTTTTTACATGGATCAATCCACCGCAAGGTCATGAGGAATTGCTTGGTGAGCGGGCAGGCAGCCCAGCCAAAGGAAACAAGACCTACTGGTTGATTCAAATAAACGGAAAGAAATATAAGCGCTCACATCTTGCCCACTTATTTATGACGGGCAAGATGCCATCCGGTGTAGTTGACCATATAAACGGCAATTCTCTGGATGATAGATGGCTCAATATCAGGGACACCACATACGCCGTGAACGCCCAAAACAGGCTCGTTGGAAAGTCCGGCAGAAAACTTCCAATGGGCGTTAAGAAATTAAAAAGCGGCCGTTATTTAGCAAGAATTGGCGTTGAAAGAAAATCAGTTTCTCTTGGAACCTTCGATACCGTTGAAGAGGCTCGGTCGGCATATCTCATAGGTAAGGAGAAGTACCATGCTTCAGCGTTCGCCTGAATGGTTTGCTGCGCGCTGCGGCAAGGTCACAGCCAGTCGCCTGGCTGATGTCATGGCCCGGACTAAGTCGGGCTACTCCACCAGCCGCCAGAACTACATGGCCGAGCTGATTTGCCAACGACTGACCGGGAAGCTGGAGGAAGGTTTTTCGAATGCCGCGATGTTGCGCGGCACTGAACTTGAGCCAGTGGCGCGCGAAATGTACGCGCTGAATGAGTTCGATGCGGAAATCACTGAAGTTGGACTCATCGATCACCCAAACATACCCGGATTCGCAGCCAGCCCGGACGGACTTGTTAACGACGACGGGCTTATCGAAATCAAATGCCCCAACACCTGGACCCATCTTGAAACGCTGAAAACTGGCGAGCCAAAGCGCCAGTACATGCTGCAAATGCATGCGCAGATGATGTGCACCGGGCGGAAATGGTGTGATTTCGTTAGTTTCGATGATCGCCTGCCGCCTGATCTCGCCTATTTCAAGAAGCGCATTCATTTCGATGAAGAGCTGGCGCGCGAAATCGAGTCTGAGGTTAAGAGCTTCCTTGATGATCTGGAATCGGAAATTCAGAAAATCACAGAGCGTGCAGCATGAAACGCACGCCCTTCTATCGCAGGCCCGGGCGAGCCGGGCAATTCTCCGGCCTCCGTGAACGCGTTATCTGGATGATTCAGGCGCGTGGCCGTCCGGTAACCGGCAGCGAAATCGCTGAGAAGTTTGGCGTAACGCTCATCGAGTTTAACCGGGTCGCCAACGGCATCACCCGCGGCACCGGACAGATAGCGCAGATCGTTGAGTCTGATAAATGGCTTAACGAGGACGGCATCTGTGACCGGACATTCGACCTGGCCAGCAAGCCAAAGGTCATTACACCACAGGGCAAATCGCGGCTGTTCACCCGGCGCGCCATTGAACAATCGCAGGAAGGCAGACGGCAGGAGTGCATTGAACGCGCCGCCCGCCTGCCGCCGCTGCACCGAGGAAATACAGTAGGCCATGCGCAAGAAGCCAAAGCCTAACTGGAACGAAACGGTGCCTCCAATCATCAACAAGCATCATAAGAAAATTGAAGCTCTGGGAGTTAGCCTCCTGCAGTTCGTCGTATACACAGGGCGGCTTAATCGCCGCTTCGGAGTGGAATCGTGAAAGTTTATATTGCCGGTCCCATGAGTGGGCTACCTGATTTTAACCGCGCCGCTTTCAACCATGCGCATGTTTTCCTCGGGTCGAAAGGTCATGTGGTCCTGAATCCAGCACTGCTCCCGGATGGATTAACTCAGGCCGAGTATATGGACATCTGCCTGTCAATGCTTCGCTGTGCTGATGCTATCTACATGCTTGAAGGCTGGGAGCACTCCGCTGGTGCCCGAGCGGAGAATGCCCTGGCCGAGAAGCTGGAAATGGAAATTATCTTCCAGGAAGAGGAACGCGCCGCATGAACAGAGCCTCACCAGTTGATTTGAGGAAAAGCCTCGAAATCGCCAACCACCTGGCGCACATAGGGATTCGCTTTGTGCCGATCCCGGTGGCGACCGAGGAAGAATTCCAGACACTGGCTGCCGAGTTATCGCGACGGCTTGAGCAGATGGCGGTTGAAGCCGAGAAGAATGAAGGCGGTGAAGCATGAAACTGATTAACCGCGGTAATCAGCAGTCTCCTATCGCGCGACAGGCATGCGACATCGCACTGACTGCCCACCAGCAAAGATACGGCGACTATGGGCGCAGCAAGATGAAAGAGACGTATACGGTGAAGGTTGAAGGCGTGAAGGTCTGGGTGGAGGTGGTGAACCGCAAGGCGAGCTATGTGGCCACGGCAATGACCGGCATTCGTAAACTTCGAAACCTGCCAGCACAGGCACACTGATTAACAATGACGGCCCCGACTGGGGCCACTGGAGAACATCGATGGAAGAAGAAGTATTTACCAGAGATGAGGCCGCCGCCTTCCTAAAAGTGGATAAAGGCACGATTGCCCAGTGGATAAAGTCCGGTCGCCTGGCTGCTACCCGAAAAAATCCACATAAGAAAAAAAGCCCATACCTGATCTGCAAAACAGACTGTGTTGCGGCGGTGAAGAACCCGATCCACAATCAACCCGTGAATGCGGTTGATGTGCAGGAGGATAAAGCATGTCAATCAAACAACGTGCCGGTACGTGGCACTGCGACTTCGTTACGCCTGGTGGGAGCAGAGTTAGACGCTCTCTTGGGACAACGGACAAAAGGCAAGCGCAGGAACTCCATGATCAGCTGAAAGCTGAAGCATGGCGAGTTGATAAAATGGGGGAATTTAAGCCACGAACGTTTGATGAAGCGTGCGTTCGCTGGCTTAACGAAAAGCAGCACAAGAAAAGCCTGGATGATGACAAAAGCCGGATCGGATTCTGGAGGATGCACTTCAAAGGAATGGACCTGTCAGCAATCACGGAAGACCGGATCTTGTCGGCGGTGAGTTCGATGGTTAATCGCAAACATCGAATGAACTGGGAGGCTAAACGGGACAGTCTGCTGCGAAGAGGTAAACCGGTTCCTGAATTCAAGGATAAGCCAGCGGCGGCGGCCACCAAGGCGACGCACCTCGCTTTCATCCGGGCGTTACTGCGCTGCGCGGCCAACGAATGGCGATGGATAGCCAAAGCGCCGAACATCAAATGCCCGGTGCCGAAAAATAAGCGTATTCGCTGGCTAACCAAAGAGGAAGCAGCGAACCTGATCCGGGAGCTTCCTGAGCATATGAAGCCAGTTGTTATTTTTGCACTGGCGACAGGGCTGCGCAGGTCGAACATTACCGATCTGGAGTGGTCACAAATTGATATGCAGAGGAAGGTCGCGTGGATTCACCCAGAGGACGCGAAAGCAGGAAGGGCGATTGGGGTCGCCCTGAACGAATCGGCCTGTAAGGTGCTGCGGGAGCAACTGGGGAAACATAACCGGTGGGTCTTTGTTCACACTGAATCATCAGTTCGCCCGGATGGAACGAGAACAAAGGCAGTGCGCAAAATGCGGTCTGATGCTAACACGGCATGGCGCGCAGCGTTAAGGCGGGCGGGAATAGAAAATTTCCGCTTCCATGACCTGCGGCACACCTGGGCGAGCTGGCTTGTACAGTCCGGCGTGCCACTCAGTGCGCTACAGGAAATGGGCGGGTGGGAAAGTATCGAGATGGTGCAGCGTTATGCACATCTGGCACCGAATCACCTGACGCAGCATGCCATGCAAATTGACTCATTCCTGGCGGGGAATGGCACAAATATGGCACAAGGCACGTTTGCAGACTTGGTGAATATCGCGTGA